AGCACCACGCCATGCGTGCTGATCTTGCCTTCTTTTCCGACTACTGGGAGTGATGCCGAAATGGCGAAGCTGCCTGCGCCGACCAAACTGGGGCCGAAGGCCCGCAAGGTCTGGACAGAGATCACCGGCGTCTACGACCTGCGCACCGACGAGCTGCTCGTGCTCGAGGATTGCTGCCGCGAGATTGACATTGTGGAGCGGCTCGAGGAGGAGTTCCGTGACGCCCCGACGATGGTGAAGGGGTCGATGGGGCAGCTGGTGGCGTCGCCGATGCTGCAGGAGTTGCGCCAACATCGCGCCGTCGTGGCCCGTCTGTTGAAGCAGCTGAACCTGCCGGACGAGGACGGCCGCCAGGGGCAGAGCACGTCGGATTTGGCGCGCAAGGCCGCGAACGCGCGCTGGAGCCGTGGCGCGTAGCCGCCTCGCGCGGAGCGATGACTTTGACGAGCTCGCCGAGATCGAGGCCTGGTACCGCCACGAACTGGCTCAGCCGGCGGCGCTACCGGAGCTGGCGTGGGAGCCAGTGCGGATCGGCCCTACGTGGCAGATCGAGAACGGCCGCTGGGTGCTGCCTGAGCACACACTCGGCTGGGGCGTGCTGGCCTGGCACGGTCGGTGGTTGCAGCAGTCGCGGGGGATCCCGTGGCGCCACACCCTCGAACAGGCGCGGTTCATCCTGTGGTGGTACGCCGTCCAGCCAGACGGCCGTTTCGTCTACCGGGATGGCGTGTTCCAGCGCCTCAAGGGGCACGGCAAGGACCCGATCGGCGCCTGCTTGAGTCTCGGCGAGATGCTCGGCCCCGTTCGCGTTGTCGACTGGGTGCGGGGCCAGCCGGTGGGCGGGGACGTCGAGGCAGCGTGGGTGCAGACCGCAGCTGTGTCGCTCGAGCAGACGAAGAACACGATGCGCCTGCTGCCGGGCCTGGTAACGGCTGAGGCGCGGCTGAAGTTCGGGCTGCAGCCGGGTAAGGAGCAGGCGTACGCGCTCGGGGATCAGCGGTTCATGCAGGCGGTGACGTCGTCGCCGTCCACGCTTGAGGGTGCGCGGTCGACGTTTGTGCTGATGAACGAGACCCACCACTGGTTGGAGAACAACCAGGGCCATGAGATGGCCGCGGTGATCGAGCGAAACAGCACGAAGTCCGCTGGTGGCGCTGCTCGCACGTTGCGGATCACGAACGCGTTTGAGCCCGGCGAGGATTCGGTCGCGGAGATGGACCGCGAGTTGTGGGAGAAGGTCCAGTCCGGTGAGGCCGTGGACGTCGGCCTGCTGTACGACTCGCTGGAAGCACCGCCTGAGGCTCCACTGACTGCTGAGGCCGCACCGTCGGTGGTGGAGGCGATCCGCGGGGATTCGGTGTGGCTGGACACGACGAGCATCGTCAAGTCGATCCTGGACATCCGGAATCCGCCGTCCCGTTCGAGGCGGTTCTGGTACAACCAGATCGTCGCCGCCGAGGACGCGTGGGCGGATCCGCTGCAGTGGGACGCGTTGGCTGCGGCGGGCCAGTTGGTGTTGCCGAACGAGCCGATCGTGGCGTTCTTCGACGGCTCCAAGTCGGACGACACCACGGGCCTGGTGGGCTGCAGGCTGTCCGATGGGCATGTGTTCGTGATCGACGCGTGGGCGAAACCGGCGGGTGAGCGGGGCAAGGGCTGGGTCGTGCCGCGGGCGTCGGTCGATGAGGCTGTGACGGCGATGTTCGACGCCTACAAGGTGGTCGCGTTCTTCGCGGACCCGTCGGACACCCGTGATGACACGGGTGAGCGGTTCTGGGAGCCGCTGGTCGACGATTGGCATCAGCGGTATGGGCCGCAGTTGAAGTTGTGGTCGGTGCAGTCGGGGGATCGCCGGCACGCGATCGCCTGGGATATGCGCTCGGTTGAGCGGCAGAAGTTGTTCACGGAGGCTGCGGAGCGGTTCAGCGCGGAGATGGCGGCCCGGCTGTTTACCCATGATGGGGATCTGCGGCTCCGGCAGCACGTACGGAACGCCCGCCGCAGGCCGAACAAGTACGGCGTATCGCTGGGCAAGGAGCATCGTGAATCGGCCCGCAAGGTCGACTTGGCGGTGTGCGCGGTGGGCGCTCGGATGCTGCGCCGGCTGGTGCAGAACAAGGACACGTCGACGAAGCAGCGCTCCGGTCGTGTCTGGTGACTACGAGTTCGCCCGGGCTACGGCCTCGGCCTCGGCGGGGAACGCCTGGATGTACAGCCTCGTGATGTAGATCCGTCGCTCGGTTCGCCGGCGTCGGATCCACGCCCACTGCGGGAGTACTGCGAGCTGGGCTTGCCAGTAGTTGAACCGACTCTGCCAGAACCTGACCACAGCTTCGTCGTCCACGCCCGAATCGTAGGAGAGCACCTATGGCTGCGCTGACCGCCACCACCCTCACTCACACGGCGGCTGTGTCATGGCCGGCGTCGCCCGGCGTTGCAGCCGCGGCGGCGAACGGGGACACGATCCCGAACGGCGGCGAAACGATCCTGGTCATGAACAACACAGCTGGGGCGTCGGCGACGGTGACGGTCCGGACGACGGTGAACGTGGATGGGTTGACGGCGCCGGTGCGGACGTTCACGGTGCCTGCGAACACGATCCAGCTGGTGAAGCTGGGTCCGGTGTCGGTGTACGGGTCGTCGACGCGGGTGGATTGTTCGGCGACCTCGGTGCAGCTCGCCGCGTACGCGCTCTGACCTGCCGTTACCTGCCCGGGAGGAGGGTGAGACGTGGCTGTGCATGTGGTCGCGGATAACCAGGTTGGTGTGCACAACTTGGCGTTGGCGGCGGGCACCGTGGAGGTCGTCCAGTTCGGTCAGGACGCCGACCAGGTCGAGGTCATCCAGATTTCCGGTGCTGACCCGGTGTATTTCACTACGGACGACTCAACCCCCAGTGTGCCGTCGGCGGGTGCGCCGTCGGCGTGCTACAGCACTCTGGCGCCGCTGCTTCCGGTGCTGCTGGATCCGCGGACGTGGCGGGCCACCAGTATCCGGCTGATCTGCGCTTCGGCGGCGGTCGTGTCGGTTGTGCGTGCGTGATGCTGACCCCTGAGGGTGCGCGTGCCCTGGTCAAGGACGAACTGTTCAAGGGCTGGGAGAAGGAGCGCGAGCACCTCGACCGGATCGACAAGTGGTTCCGGTGGGAGCAGGAACGTGTCCAGTTGCCGCGGAAGGCGACGTTGGAGCACAAGCAGCTTGCGGAGTTGGCGAAGGTTCCGTGGCTGTCGTTGATTGTGACGGCGTGCGCGCAGGCCTTGTATGTGGACGGTTACCGGTCGGAGCTGGACCAGACCGATGAGGACGAGGCCGACGGTGAGGCGTCGGCGATGTCGCGGCCGTGGCGGGCATGGCTGGCGAACGGCATGGACCGCCGCCAGACCGCGGTGCACCGGGCTGCGCTGGGCTACGGCTACTCCTTCGTGAAGGTGTTGCCGGGTGAGGACCCGCTTTCGGGGCGGGACATGTCCGTCATCCGCGGTGTCTCCCCGCGGAAGATGTACGCGTTGTGGGAGGACGCCGCGGAGGACGACTGGCCGCGGTACACGCTGCAGGTGGTCGAGTCGACCCGCAACGGCAAGCACCTGGTGAAGGTGCTCGATGACACGGCGGAGCACACGCTCGAGGTGGACGACCACGGCGACAAGGTCACCTACCTGGGTGTGCCGCGCGTGCACGATGCGGGGGTGTGCCCGGTGGTGCGGTACGCCAACATGCTGGATCTGGAGGGGCGCAGCCCTGGCGAGATCGAGCCGCATATCCCGAACGCGGCCCGGATCAACAAGACTGCCTACGACCGGCTGTTGGTGCAGCACTTCAACTCGTGGAAGGTCCGCACGATCGCCGGCCTGCAGGAACCGGAAGCTGGCGACGACTCGGCGCTGACGAAGCTGCAGCTGCGGCAGGACGACATCTTGATCGCCGAGGACGCGGACACCAAGTTCGGCACCTTGGACGAGACCACCCTCGATGGGTTCATATCTGCTCACCGCGCTGATGTGGAGACCCTGGCCGCGGTGTCGCAAACCCCGACCCACGAGCTGACCGGGCAGATGGCCAACCTCTCCGCGGAAGCTTTGGCCGCCGCGCGGGCGAGCCTCAACCAAAAGGTGACGGAGCGGCAGAAGTCCTTTGGCGCCTCGCACTCGCAGGTGCTGCGCCTCGCTGCGGCGTTGGAGAACGACGAGACCTATGCCACGGACCCGACCGGTCGGGTGACCTGGCAGGACATGGAGATTCGTTCCATGTCCCAGGCCGCCGACGCGCTGGGGAAGCTCGCGGAGATGTTGGGGGTGCCCCCAACAGCGCTCTGGGCGATGATCCCGGGCGTCGAGAAGACCGACGTTACCGAATGGATCAAGCTCGCCGAGCAGGGCGACCCGATCTCGAAGATGCAGCAGCAGCTTGAGCGGCAGCGCATCACCACCGAGGCCAAGGCCCGCGCTGCCGCTCAACCGGCGCGGCCAGCGAGCAATGGCGTCAACGCCTGAGGGCCGCCGCCTCACCGAGGAACACCGGCTCGCGCAGCAGCAGGTACGGGACGGGTTCCTCGCCGAGTTCATCGCCTTGTGGGTACTGCTGGACTCGGCCCGGCTGGACGAAACCGGACCTGGTTGGATCCGCGCGGTGACGCGGGCGGTTCAGGTGTTCCGGCTGCGGTCGGCTGAGGTGGCGACTCGTTACTACTGGGACTTCCGCGCAGCCGAGGCCCCCGCGCCGCCTGCGCGGCCACGCCTGGAATTGTCACCGGAACGGGCAACCCGGCCGGAGACTCCGCCACCCCCGTCTGCACCCAACACGGGGCGACCCCCTCGGCGTCGCCCGGATGGATCTCAGTCGCGGCGGGCTGCACCGGATGTGATCCCGTCTCCGCGCCGGTCTGAGGTGCGGTTCGAGTTTGACGAGTCGCTGTTCCGTCCAGATGAGCGTCGCACCCGGATCGAGATCCCGGACATCGACTGGACGCCGCGGGACCGGGCGACCGAGGTGTCGCTGATCGTGACCGGGCCGGTGGGGCAGAAGTCGAAGCGGTCCCGCGGGAAGTCCGAGACGGTGGCGCGGGACGAGTCGTTCGTGGAAGCCGCAGGCGCAGCGTCGCGGCAGGTGCTCACCGGTGGCCGGCAGAGCCTGCTGACGCTGCTCGACGACGATCCGCAGGTGCGCGGCTGGATCCGGGTCACCGACGGAGATCCGTGTGCGTTCTGCGCGATGCTCGCCTCCCGCGGCCCGGTGTTCAAGTCGCAGGAGTCGGCCGGGTTCTCCGCGCACGACCACTGCGCCTGCACCGCCGAGCCCGTCTATTACAACGACGCACCCTGGCCTGGTCGGGCGGCGGAGTTCCGTCGGCTGTGGCGTGAGCACATTGAGGGCCGATTCTCGGGTGCGGACGCACGCCGGGAGTGGCGGCGGTTGTACGAGCGGCTGCAGCGCGAGGCCCGGCAGATCGCCTAGTCGGCTGGCGCTCCAGGGGCGTGACCGAACTCCTCGTGATACCGGCGCAGCCAGGCGGCGTAGTCCTTGGCGTACTGCGCGGTCTCGCGTTCGTAGCGCTCTTGCTCGTGCCGGTTGAACCGCGCGGTGTCTAGCGAGATCAGGATCCAGACGGGGATCCACAGGCCGACGGTGATCAGGATCAGGATCACGTGCAGGCCCGCGAGGTCTGGGCGCTGACGTGGCGGCAGGGGTCGGGTCGGCGGCGGCCCCATCGGCATGGTCACGTCCCCAGCGTCGCCCGAATCTGACTGATCGTTACCTGACTTCCGCCTGACGCAGGTGGATCTAGCGCTTCGGCGTAAGGCCGTGGGGCTGTTCGTAGTACCCGCAATGGGAAGGACGCCGTAATGGCTGACGAGCACGACCAGAGCGACAACGAGTTAGACGGCATCAGGGACGACGAGGCGAAGCAGCTGCTCGCCGCCGCCGACGCACCGCCCGACCAGCCCGAGAAGCCCGATGTGGTGGACAAGGACTGGCAGGCCGAAGCCGAGAAGTGGCGCGGTTTGTCTCGCAAGAACGAGAAGTCGTTCAAGGACACCGCCGCGAAGCTCAAGCAATACGAGGACGCGAACAAGACAGAGTTGCAGCGCCTGCAAGAGGAACGCGACTCTGGCATGACCCGCGCCGAGAAGGCCGAGGCTGCGCTGAAGCGGCGGGAACTCGCCGAACAGTTCGCCCCCGAGCACGCCACGGTCGCACAGATTAAGGCTGTCGCGAAGCGGCTGTCCGGCGCGGACGACGACGAGCTCGAGGCGGACGCGAAGGAACTGTTCGAGCTCATCGCACCGGAACCGAAGGCGGCCCCGAAGGTCGCCGGTGCCCGGCCGAAGGAACGCCTGAAGGGCGGCTCTGAACCGGATGAAGCGCCCGAGGTCACGGACCCACGGAAGCTCGCGGACCTGATCCCACGGCGCCGTTAACTAACCCCCGCTCGGCCAGCCACAGAGGCCGGTAGCGGTTCATCAACGCTCCCCAGGAGGTTTCTGTGGCTTCAACATTCATTAAGGCGGAGAAGATCGCCGCGCAGGCTCTCGGCCTTCTGGAGCGGGAGATCATCATCCCGGCTCTGGTGTGGCGCGACGCCGGCGGCAGCTTCCAGGGCGCGGCCGGTGACACCATCACGATCCGGGTGCCAGCCCGCACCCAGGCCCGCACCCGCCCGCTGCGCGGGACCCGCCCGACCACCTCCGAGGGTGCGGGCATCATCACGATGGACGAGCTGACCGAGACCTCGGTCGACGTCACGCTCGACACCGCGGTCTACTCGGCGGTGCCGATCACCGATGAGGAGCTGTCGCTCGACATCTCCGACTTCGGCGCGCAGATCGCGGAGCCGCAGGTTCGGGCGGTCGCCGAGGGCATCGAGAACGCGGTGGTCGCGGAGATGACCGGCGCGACCTATGCGACCACGCTCACCCTGGACACCTCGCAGCCGTACAAGACGGTCGTCGACGCCCGGGTGGCGTTGAACAAGGCGAACGTTCCGATGTCGGAGCGGGTGCTGGTGGTCGGCGCGGACCTTGAGGGGATCTTCCTGAAGTCCGACGAGCTGCACCAGGCGGACAAGGCTGGTACCGACTCGGCGCTGCGTGACGCCACCATCGGGTCGCTGGCCGGGTTCAACCGGGTCGTCGTGTCCAACGCGCTCCCTGCGAATGTGGGGTTCGCGTTCCACCGCACCGCGTACGTGCTCGGTATGCGTTCCCCGCTGGTGCCGGACGGCGCCACCTACGGTGCGTCGCGTAACGCGTTCGGTCTCGCTATGCGGTGGATCCGTGACTACGACTTCCGCAACGTGCAGGACCGGTCGCTGTTCGACACCTACATCGGAACGAACGTGGTTGCGGACGGCGCCGACGAGGTCCAGACGGTGACGATCACCGGCACCCCGACGGGTGGCACGTTCACCCTGACCTGGAGTGGGCAGACCACCGCGGCGATCGCCTACAACGCCACTGCGGCGGCGGTGCAGTCGGCGCTGCTGGCGCTGTCGAACATGCCGGAGTCGTATGTGTCCGTGACCGGTGGTCCTGGCCCTGGCACTCCGTATTCGGTGCGGTTCGCCGACGGCGCCAACGTCGCCCAGATGACTGCCTCGGGTGCCGGCCTCACCGGCGGTACGAGCCCCGCCGTGGCGGTCGCGACCGCCACGGGTGGCGGGTCGGCGACGCTGGTCCGCGCGGTCAAGATCACGGTCTGACCGGTGCTCCCGCTCGCGACGATCCCCGAACTCGAGGCGCGTCTCGGGCGGGTACTCACCGGGGCCGAGCTCGACCGGGCCAACGGATTGCTCGACGACGCCTCCGCCCTGGTGCGGGACGTTGCGGGCAAGACCTGGATCGACCCCGGCACCGGGCTTCTGGAGCCGGTGCCGGGGTCGATCCGATGGGTGGTGTTGCGGGCCGCCGAGCGTGCCATCCGGAACCCGCAAGGGTTCTCCTCGGAGTCGGCCGGTGACTACTCGTATCAGCGCACCGGGGTCGAACCCGGGGTGTACCTCACCGAAGGTGAGGAGAAGGCCATCCGGAAGGCCATCGGCAAGACCGGGTTGTGGACGCAGCCGGTGACCCGCGGCGACGAGTACCTGCACACCGTGTGGGGTGAGGACCAGTTCGGGGCTGAGCTGTTCCCGCTCGACGTCTACCGAGACTGAACGGGGGGTCGGCCGTGCTGCTTGATCATGGCCCGCACACCGTGCAGATCTGGATGGAAGAGGAGATCACCGACTCCCGCGGCAACGTCGTCCGCCGACCTGTTGCGGATCCGGTGACCGTGACCGGATGTCTGGTGCATCCAGTGGCTTCCACCCGGGGTGCGTTCAGCGCGATCGATGTCCGGCAGGGCCAGCGTGTCGACGCCTCGTGGCGGCTGATGGCCCGCGACGCACCGCTCGGCTGGTGGTCGAAGGTCGAGTTCGACGGCAAGACGATGACAGTGCTGGGTGGGCCGCTCGTCTACACCATGTCCGACGGCACCCGGCACGTGTCCGCGACCCTGCAAGAGGAGCGCTGACATGGCCATCGTCTATGCCTTCGCCACCGACGAGTACTTCGCGAAGCTGCCGGGTGTGCGGGGCGAGATCCGCAGCACCGCAAACGCTGGCGCGGGGCGGGCTGAGGCGATCCTGGCCGCGCACCGCGCCGAGGGGCACTCCCAGATCACCGTTACCCACGGCGGTCTCGACTACTTCGTCAGCCTGGACGACACCCGCGGGGATCACGCCGCGGCAGCGATCGAGTATGGCCGTCGTGGTGGCAGGTCCGGGCGCACCGCCGGGATTCACGCGCTGCGGGGCGCGTTCTGATGCCCCGTTTCGCTGTCGACTACCTCGACGTTCTCACCACTCTGCTGCGCGCTGAGCTGCCCGGGGTGAAGGTGATGACTCGGATCCCGGACCACATCACCGAGCACCTACCGCTGGTTGTGATCCGCCGCGTGGGTGGTGATTCCCCAGCTCCGGAGTTCTTCGACCAGCCGTGGATCAACGTGCAGTGCTGGTGTGAAGACGACCGGGCCTCCGGCGTTGATGCCTTTCGACTCGCCGCGAACCTCGCCGACGACGTGCGCCGCGTGCTGTGGACGGCGTACCGCACCCAGCAAGTGATCCACGGCTTGGGGTGGATCGGCTGGATCCGGGAAACCTCTGGGCCGCAAGAGGTCTCCGACCCTGACCTCGTGTTCTTGGGTCGCTACTCGGCCACGTACGAGCTGCGCATCCGTTCCGCGGCCTGATCGCTTCCCCTGTTCCACGTCTCCGCTCCCCGGGGCGTGGCCCTTGTCATGCCCTGCTGAAAGGACGCCATTGTGGCACTCAACGATAGCGCGGTGATCATCCCGGGGACGGGTCAGATGTACATCGCCCCATCTGAGACCGCGCAGCCAGCCAGTCTCACTGCCCCCGCGGCGCCGTGGGTGAACCTGGGACACACGTCCCGCGAGGACGGTTTGACGATCACCCGTGACGGCGGGGACTCCGAGGTCATCGGGACTTGGCAGAACCCGTCCCTCCGGGAGCGCCGCGACCCCACCACGTTCGCGATCACTGCGTTCCTTCACCAGGTCGACAACGATGTGCTCGAGCTGTACTTCGGCCCGGGTGACGTCGCCACCGCGGACGAGTTCGGTGTCACCTCCGCGATCGCGACTGTGGAGAAGGCGCTGTACGTGCGGATCATCGACGGCACCAACGAGGTCGGCCTGTACGTGCCGAAGGTGTCGATCTCTTCGGAGGACGACGTCGAGATCGATGTCGAGGGGTTCCTCGCCTTCCCGGTCAGGATGACGGTCCTGCAGGCCACCGGCTCCAACCTGATGACGTTCCTCGGCCCCGAGCTCGGCGCCGCCTGATCGATCGGCGGGCGGCCCACCCCGAACCGGGTCGCCTGCCGATCTCCTCATGTCCACGGTTCGGGAGATGGTTCGGGAGACATGACCACCAGCAAGGACGATCCCTCAGTCGTCGACCAGTTGGCCGACGACGCAGCCGCCCCCACCGAGTACCCGCCCGGTGTTCCCGAGTTGAAGACGATGCTGGCGATCCAGCCCCGGTCCCGCCGGGCCGCGTTCAAGCGGAAGTACGCCGAGGTCGCCGGGAACATGACCAAGGCGCGCGAGCTCGAAGCCGCCACCAAGAAGATCAAGAATGCGGATGAGCGGCAGGTTGCGCAGCTGAACCTTTGGGCCGAGATCGACGAGCTCAACCAGCTCATCGTCGACGCCCTGAAGATCGCCGCCGTCGATGAGGCGAAGTTCGATGCCTGGGCCGACGAGGTGTCCGACGAAGACCTGTCCGCCACGTTCGCCGTCTACCAGCAGCGAGCCCAGCCGGGGGAAGCGCCCAGCTCGACGAGCTGATCGAGGAGCACGGGCGCGCCCTGCTGTACGACCTACAAGTCATCGGGGTGGACCTCCGGGACCTGTGGCGGCCGAACAGCAGGGTAACGCCCCGGTACGTGCTCTGGCTCGTCGGGCAGCTCCCCCAGGAGTCCGCGTTCGCTGCCTCGGCGCGCGGCGGCGCGGAGTTCCGTTCCTGGACACCGCCGCTCTACCTCCTCGCCGCGGTCGTGAACCTTCTCAACGCCGCGAACCGGCAGCGCGCCGGCAAGCGGACGCGTGAGCCGCTGGTGAAGCCGCCGACGGCGAAGTCGAAGCCGCGCGTGGTGACCGTCGCTCAGCTCGCTGCCCGACAGAGGGCGGCAGCCAACAACTGAACGCCCCACCGGGAGGTGCCTACGTGACATCTCCCGGTGGGCGCGAGGTCGGCCGCGTCAGTATTCGCGTGCTGCCGGACACGGCCGGATTCCGGCAGCGCCTGCAGCGTGCCCTCGACGCAGCTGAGTCCGGGCTCGAGGTCGAGATCCCTGTCGAGTTCGACGTCGACCCAAACGAGCTCAAGGCCAAGCTTGCGGCGATCCAGGCGAGAGTGACGGTCCCAGTCGACCTGGAGCCGGACATCCCGAAGCTGCGCGCCCAGCTCGCAGCGCTGGACAACTCGCGGATCACGATCCCAGTCGAGCTTGAGCTGCGCGACACGGCGCGGCTCAACGCTGTTCTTGCGAGGCTGAACAACCGGGCGATCCGGATCAACGTCCGGCTCAACGGCGTGAGCCAGGCGATCGCCCGCCTCACCGCGTTGGACGCGATCGTGCGTCGGCTCGACGGCCGCAACATCAGCATCAACATCGACGTCGACGCGGGAGCCGCGATCGCGCAGATTGCCGCGATCGAGGCTGCGCTGGTCGGGGTGCGCGCGTCGCTGGGATCCGTCGGTACGTCGGGCAGTCAGTCCTTCAGCCGCATGGGCAGCGCCATCACGGCCGCCGTTGCTGCGGCGCTGCTGCTGCCGCCGATCGCCGCCGCCATCGCGGTGGCCGGGGCTGGGATCACCGCCGCCTGGGGCGCGATCTCTACCGCGATCGTTGCGATCCCGCCCGCGATCTTGCTGCTGGCTGGCCCGATCGCGGCGGTGATAGCCGGCCTCGACGGGATCAAGGCCGCCGCGAAGACGATCAAGCCCGAGTTCGACGCGATGCAGAAGGCGGTATCCGCCACCTTCGAGCAACGCATGATCCCGATCTTCGAGCGGCTGACGAAGACCTTCCCGCAGCTGACCAACGGGATGAAGGGGACAGCGATCTCGCTGTCCGACATCGCACTGCGGCTGACCGAAATGGTCACCTCAGCCGAGGGACTGACCCGGATCGACCTAGTCTTCGCCAACATCAACCGGACGCTGGGCGACCTGTCGCCCGGCATCTCCGCGCTCGTCGACTCGTTCTTGATCCTCGGCTCCCAGGCTTCGATCTTCGACGTGCTCTCCGGCACGATCAACACGTTCGCCCAATCGTTCCGGCAGATGGTCATCGACGTCAGCGGCGAGGGCGGCGTCCTCGACGCGGCGATGCGCGGGCTGCAGGGCACGCTGGAGGGACTGGCCCGCGGCTTCGTCGACCTCGTGCGCAACGGCCTGGAGGTCTTCGCGGCCGCCGCGCCGGGCGTGAACGCGCTGATCGAGGAGATGACCGGCTTCTTCAACCGGTTCGACTGGACCTCGCTCGGGGCGTCGGTCGGCGGGGTGTTCCAGGGCCTCGCGGACGCCATCGCGGGCGTGCCGACGCAGACGATTCGGGACATCGAGACCGCGTTCGCCGACCTGTCGGCGGTGTTCCAGTCGACCGACTTCCAGGCCGACATTCAGGCCATGATCGGCGCTATCCCTGAGGCCATCGGCCTGGTCAGGGACCTGACCGCAGCGTTCGGCGACGTTGGCGCGGGGGTGGCGACCGCGCTCGAAGCCTACGGCCGGGTCAAGGAGGCCATCGGTCAGGTCGATGAGGCGATCCAGACTGCGCTCCCCGGCTTCGACCTGTTCGGCACGATCATCCGCAACATCCCCGGCGTGAACCTGGGGCCGCTCATCGGCGATCTGGCCGCCGGCTACAACGAGGTCACCGGCACCGTCGAGGAAGGCAGCACGAAGGCCGGCGACGCCGCCGCGAAGGGCATGACCGACCTCGGCGCGAGGGCCGCGCTTGAGGGTGAGCGGGGCATGTCGCAGGTGCCGGGTGCCACAAAGGCCGGCCTGAAGGGCGTCGCACCCGCCGTCACGGAGGGGCTGACCCCGGCCGCGCAGGCGCTCGTCACCGCGTTCTCCCAGATGCCGCCGGTCGTGCAGGAGGGATTCGCCAGCCTCGCCCCGGCTGCGGCAGCAGGCATGGCCGTGCTGTCCGCCGCCATCACCGACGGCGGCGCCGACATGCAGGCGTCGCTCTCATCGAGCTTCGGCATCCTGGCCACCACCGCCACCGACGGCATGACCACGATCTCGACCGCGATCACCGGTGGCGCGCCCCAGTGGAGCCTGGCCGTCGGCACGGCGATGCAGCAGGTCCAGCTGGTGTTCAACACGTCGTTCAGTCAGATGGCCACCATCGCCGAGCAGGGCATGATCGGCGTGCAGACGGCGATGACGTCGGGGACGGCTGGCTGGTCGCTCGCGATCGGCCTCGCCATGCAAGCCGTGATGCTGGTGTTCACCACCTCGTTCTCGCAGTTCGCCACCATCGCCGAGCAGGGCATGATCGGCGTCCAGACGGCGATGACCACCGGAACCGCGGGCTGGAGCCTGGCCGTCGGCCTCGCGATGCAGGCCGTGATGCTTGTACTCACCACCTCGTTCAGCCAGTTCGGGGTGATCGCCGAGCAGGGCATGATCGGCGTGCAGACCGCGATGACAGCCGGCACCGCAGGCTGGTCGCTAGCGGTCGGCGTCGCCATGCAGGGCGTCATGCTCGTGCTGACCACGAGCTTCTCGCAGATGGCGACGATCGCCACCGCAGGCATGCTCACGGTCCAGACCGCGATCACAGCCGGTGTCGCGCTCTGGGCCACCGCCTTGGCCACCGGGATGCTGCAACTGCACACCGTTGTGTCCAACGGCTTCCTGCAGATGGCTGCTATTGCCACCAACGGGATGGCGCTGTTCGCCGCGGCGATCAACATCGGGTTCGCCGGAGTCATCGCATCGGTCAACGCCGGCATGCTGCTGATCGTCGCCGCGGTGACCGTGGGGTTCGCGCAGATCGTCGCGGCCGTCACCGCTGGCATGGCGCAGGTCGCGGCGGCGCTGCAACTGAACTGGGCAGCGGCGATCGCCGCCACCACGGCCGCGATGGCGCAGATGACCTCCGCCGTGCAGGTCGGCATGCAGCAGATCACCACCGCCACCCAGCAGGGCATGCAGCAGGCCACTACTGCTGTCCAGCAGGGCATGCAGCAGATGGTGTCGGCGATCACGACCGGGATGAACCAGGCCGTGTCCATTGTGCAGTCGGCGATCTCGAGGATGGTGTCCGCGCTCAACTCGGCCGTCGGCCAGTTCCGCGCCGCCGGCGCCAACATGGGTCAGGCCTTGGCCGATGGCCTCAACTCGAAGGCCGGGGCAGTCGAGGCGGCCGCCCGCCGACTCGCCAACGCCGCCGCAGCAGCGATGCGCGCGGCAGCGCAGATCCGCTCACCAAGCCGGATCAGCACCTACTTGGGCGAGATGTGGGGCGCGGGCTTCGTAGGCGGGCTCGACAACTCGGTCTCGGATGTTGAGCGGTCGGCCCGGGCTCTGGCCGACGCAGTCGTCGACGGTGTCTCCGGTGTGCAAGACGTCCTGGCGGGTGACGCGTGGGCGGCGGACTTCAACGCGAAGGTGAACGCCCAGCTCGCCCAGCATGACACCACAGGCACGTCGGGCCAGACCGCGGGGAAGCAGATCGTCATCCAGACGACGATCAACAATCCGCAGGCTGAGCGGGGCAGCGACTCGATAGCACAGGTGCACCGGCGCCAGGCTGCGATGGGGATATTCGGATGACCAGCCCGCTGTACCCGCCGTTCTATCCGCCCGCCTACCCGGCCATACCGGCAGCTCCTCCGGTCCCGGAGGAGCTGCTGGTCAACGGGGTGAGCCTCGGCTCGTACTGCTACATGACCACCGACGTTTCCAGCCTCCTTGGTGTACCAGCCCGCCGAGGCGACGACGGCGTGGTGCCGGGCCGGCACGGGCGGATTCGCACGCCACAGAAGAAGTTCGATGTCGGCGAAGTCGTGCTGCCGCTGTGGGTGGTCGGTTGCCGTCCCGACGGGACGATCCCATCGACGGGGCGGATGGAACGGGAATTCTTCCGCCGCCGCGACGAGCTCCTCCGCCTGTTCTACGCCGATGACGTGACGTTGCAGTTCCGCCGCGCTGACGGGGTCGTGCTGTCCACGCGCGTCGAGGTCATTGACGTCATGGACTTCACCCGGCGTCGGGCGGAGCCGCTGGCGAAGGTGTCGGTGGCGCTTCGGCTCGCGGACGCGTTCTGGACCGAGGCCATCGACGTGGCGCAGACCATCACTGGAACCACCGGCACGACGGTCGAGCTGACAGCATTTCAGGGCTCCACGGCGCCAATTGCGGATGCTCGGATCACGTTCACCGGCCCGGTGTCGAACCCGCGGCTCGCGGTCGGCCAGCGGTGGGTGCAATTCAACGGCGTGATCGTGGCTAGCCGGGAACTGGTGCTCGAGTGCGGGCACTGGCGGGCGTCGTCCGGGGCCGGGGCGGCGTGGTCGCCCGATCGGCGGCAGGTGTTCCGCGAGCCAGGTCCCGCGTGGCTGGAGATCCCGCCATCACCGGAGCCGCTGAACGTGGTCTTCACGCACACCGGGGGCGGCTCGGCGACGGCCGAGATCTCCGGCAACCGCAAGTTTCTGACGGCGTGATGAGGGGCCGATGAGCAATCTGTATGACAAGGCCCGCGAGGGTTTCGTCTCCGGCGAGATCGTTTGGAAGGACGGCGGGTCGGTCGTCAAGGCTCTGCTCGTCAGGGGCTATGCGTTCAGCGTCGCGCACAAGTTCGTGTCCGAGATGATCGGCGCTGGCGGCACGATCGTCGCCAGCGACACCCTGAACTCGCTGACCAACACCAATGGGGTGTGCGACGCCGCGGACGCGGTATGGGAGGCGACGCCGGAGGGCACGGCGATCCCGCACATCATCCTCATCCAGGCCTCGGCGGTCACCGGTGGTGCGGATCTGCCGGCCTCACAGCAGCGGCTGATCGCGTGTATCGACCGCGGTTCCGGGGTGACGCTCTCGATCACCCCGAACGGACAGAACATCACCGGCTCCTGGTCGCCAGGCGCGGACCGCATCTTCCGATTCTGAAGGGGAGAACGTGGTCAACAGGTACTCGCCGCGGACGCCGGCCTGGGTGGACGGGCCGCAAGGGTTGGTGTTCGCGGCCGACGCGAACCGCTGGGAGCAGGGCATCGAGGCGCTCGACAACGCCCTCGACGCCGCCGAGGGTCGGCTGGACGCGCTGCAGGCCGCGCTCGGAGGCATCACCGCCACCGGTGTCCCGGTAGTCACTACCGCCACTCGCGGCACGCCCACCAAGGGCCGGATCGTCTTCGACGACGACCTGGATCAGTACATCGGCGGGACCGGGACTGCATGGATCGAACTCAGCGTCGGCGAGGAGGTCCCCGGCCCCGGTTCCGGGACCGCACCGACCGGGCTGACCGCGGTCACCCAGCCGGACAACTCGATCGTCGTGAGCTGGAACCCGGTGGTGGGTGCGACCCACTACAAGCTGTACGAGATCCGCTCCCCGGGCGGCGTCTCGGGCGCGGACAACATCACCACGACCTCGACCACGCGCACCCCTAGCTCGATGGGCAACTACGAGTACTGGGTGACCGCCTTTGTCGGCGGCGTGGAGTCGGCGCAGTCCAACCACGGGCTCTGCGTGCTGCCCTACAGCACCGGCGGCGGCGGTGGAGGTGGTTCCGGCAGCACGCCGGCGCAGCTGCTCGCGCTCGGATCGACCGGCGGCAAGTGGAACCTAGGTGTCGGTTACCCGTCCGGGCACGTCGACATCGCACCGTCCACGTTGGAGGGCGGCTGGACGGAAGCCCCGTACTTCTACGTCAATGAGGCCGGGACCAAGGTCCACTTCCAGGTCCCGATGAACGGCGGGCGCACGAGCTCCAATACGAAATATCCCCGGTGCGAGCTGCGCGAGTACATCGGTAGCTCCAAGGCGGCGTGGTCCGGGTCGTCCGGAACGCATGTGATGTCCGGGCGGACCACCGTCCTGCACATGGAGTCCGGCAAGCCGGAGATGGTCGTCGCGCAGATGCACGACGGGTCGGATGACACCCTGCAGATCCGGGTCGAGGGCACGACGTGGCGCGCGTCGATCAACGGCACCGAGCACTCCACCACGCTGGGCACGTTCTCGACGGGCACCGAGGTGGCGTGGGAGATCCGGGTGGTCAACGGCACACTCACGATCAAGATCAACGGCACCACGAAGATCACAACCAACCCAGGATACGGCTCAGGGCAGTACTTCAAGGTGGGCTGCTACGCACAGCAGAACAACACCTCCGATGGCGGCGGCAACCCCGACAACGGGTACGCGTCCTGCGAACTGCGGGACCTCGTAGTTACGCACAGCTGATGGCGACGATCTATGTCTCCACGACCGGAAGCGACGGCAACGCGGGCACGACGCCGGGCTCACCCAAGCTGACCCTCGGCGGTGGGCTGGCCGCCGCGAGCGCCGGGGACACGGTGCAGGTCGCGTCCGGCACCTATAGCGGCAACTTCATCACCAGCAAGGGCGGATCGTCGGGGAACTTCATCACGATTCGCTCCGAGGTGAAGCACGGTGCGAAGATCAGTGGCAACGACGGCACCTCGAACGAGTCCGCGGTCGAGATCAACCACGCCTACATCCGCGTCCAGGATTTCGAGATTACCGGCACGGCCGGGTCGGGCCTCCGGAACGGTGTGATCGTCAACGCGGACAACGTCGAGGTCATCGGCAACCACATCCACACCACCTGCCAGTTTTTGACCGAAGGGACTTCTTGGCAGGGCGGCGCCGGGATCGACTTCTGGGGCGCGTCGCGGACGAACGTCTTGGTCGACGGCAACCGCATCCACCACATCGGGGCGCCGGGTAGCACCCAGCAACTGGTGCACGGCCTGTACCCAGCACAGCCGGCGACGAACTGCCGCATCGTCAACAACGTGGTCTACGACTGCGAGGACTACGGCATCCAGCCGTACCCGGAGGACGAGGCCACCGGCTGGAAGATCGTCAACAACACGGTGGTCGCGTGTGGGCGCGGCATCCGCACCGGCGACAACACAATCGTCCGCAACAACATCAGCTACAACAACAAGGCGAACAACTTCGACGTCCGCGGCTCCGGCAGCACCCTGTCGAACAACATCTCGGGCGGCTCCGGCTCATCCAGCATGTCCGGGGTCACCGTCGCCAACCCGCTGTTCACCAACTACTCGGCCCGGGACCTGACTTTGGCTGCGGGGAGCCCCGCCCTGGACGCGGGCACCGCCACCGACGCCCCGGCCACCGACGTCGCCGCCACCGCCCGTCCGCAGGGGTCTGCGGTGGATGCTGGTGCCTACGAGAAGCCAGCCGCCGTCGGAGGCGGGACAGGCGCGCCGTACACGCTCGCGTTCCCCGACGGGACGCCCTACCCGACGATCCCGGCCGGTACGACCGTGGTCAATGTGTCGACGTCGTCGGCCTTGTCCTCGGCGTTGTCGTCGGCGACCGCCGGGCAGCGGATCGTGCTCGCGGACGGGTCGTACTCGGGCGCGTTCTCGATGTCCGGGCGGGCAGGCACGGCGGCGGCCGGGATCTCGGTTGAAGCGGCCAACGTCGGCGGTGCGACGTTCGCGACCGGATCGACGTTCCGGGTCACGAACTGCTCGTACGTGACGATCTCGGGTCTGATGTTCAACTGGCAGGGCGAAGGCGAGACCTTTCAATTCCGTGGCACGTCACACCACTGTCGGCTCACCCGCTCCACGTTCGGCCCGACCACGCACGCCGAGTCGTCCGGTGTGCAGACCTGGGTTTTCATCGGGGACGACTGCTACCACATCCGGATTGATCACAACGAGATCCGGAACAAGGGAACGAGCGGCAACGGCGTCCGGGTGTACGGCTCGTTCGCGAAGGTCGACGCCGGCCAGGGCTCGAGCGCCGGTTGCCGGTGGGTGCGCATCGACCACAACATCTTCCGGTCGATCAAGCCTGAGGTGGGCAACGACAAGGAACCGGTGCGCTACGGCGTGTCCACGATGTCGCGGACGATCAGCAACGGCGTCATCGAGCGGAACCGCTTCGAGGACTGCATCTGTGAACCTGAGGTCATCTCGGTGAAGATGGGCGGCATCCGGACCACCGGTAACACCATCTACCGGTGCGCGGGTGGGCCGGTGATCCGTCACGGCACCAACTCGGTCATGAGCGATAACTACGTGGTGGACCGGGTTGACACCTTCGGCACCACCATCGGCTCCGGCGGCATCCGGTTCTACGACGCGGATCACGAGGTTGCCTACAACTACATTGACGGTGTCTTTGGCGGGAACTTCCAAGGCCCGCTGCTGCTGGACACCGGCGACGCCGAGGGCTCGAGCACGAACCTGTCCGGGCACTGGCGGGTCATCGGCGCCGACGTGCAGCGGAACGTGATCGTCGACTGCCCCGAGGGCATCCGGATCGGCGATAACTATTCGTCGGTGCCACGGGACTGCCGGATCCAACACAATCTCGTGGTCGATGCCGACTCCGGCGCCGCCATCACCCAGCGGGTCGCTCCGTCTAACACGGTGCTGGACGGAACGAACGTCTACTACGCCACCACGACCGCGGCGGGGATGACCCAAGACGCGGACACGATCTGGCGCAAGCCGGGATTCGGACCCCGGCTGACCTACCTGGAGCAGGCCGACGTCGGCCCGGCCGGGGACCTCGGGGACACCGACGGAACCGGTGTTGAGGCGGGCGGTATCGCCGCCGACCCGGCCGACATCCTGAACATCGGGGCCGACGAGGGCCAGAACCATTTCCAGCTGCAGTACGCCCTCGACGGCAGCACCGGCAACGACATCACCATCACACAGTTCGACGACGTCGCTGCCGGGTTCACCGCCGACCCGTACTTCAAGGTCGTCACGAACCTCGATGGCGCACCTGCGGTGCAGTTCCGGGTGCGGGCGGACGCGGCCACTACGACAGGTTCGTCGACACCGCGCTCGGAGCTACGGGAGACCCGCGCCGACGGCACCGAGATGGCGTTCGACGCCATGCACGGCGACCATTCGCTGCGCACTCGGGTCCGGATCACCCACCTGCCAGCGGGTGACCCCGAGGTCGTCGTGGCGCAACTGCACAACGGCGTCACCGGGGACCGGATCGCGATCCGCACACAGCTGGTGTCCAGCCAGATCAAGTTGCTGTGCCGGATCAACGGCACCCAGGTGGATCCCCGGTTCGACGAGTCCTACGCGGTGGGCGACGAATTCGAGGTCTTCGTCAAGGTGCTGGACGGTGGGCTTGTCGAGGTCTACTACAACGGCGTCACCGAGCCCACGGTCACCGGCCAGCTGGCCGCGAGCGGAGCGGGCGCCTCCTGGTACTGGAAGCTGGGGGCATACGCGCAGTTCGACGAGACCACCACGTCGGCCACCGAGTACGTGTCGGTCGAGCACCGCGACCTGCAAGTCACCCATGGCGGCGGCCGGGTGGACGCAGGCGCGGACGCGCAGGTGATCACGGGGCAGGCATTCACTCGGCTGGCGCAGGAGCTCGGTCTCACCGGGGTCACGGCCCGCCGTTGGACGATCGTGTCTCGGCCGCTGCCGCCCGACCCGGAACCCGACCCGGGTCCGGGCGACCCGGGGGACATGACGATCGCCGCGGTCCGGCACGGCTGGGGCACTCCGCACGCGTTGTCCGACGAGTTCGACTACACCGGCCCGCCGAACTCGACGAAGTGGAAGCTGCCCGGCGCGGACTGGGCCGGGCACAACGGCAACGGTCGTCGCCGCCCGGAACGGCAGACCGTCGCCGACGGGAAGTTCGTCATGACCGGGCTGCAGAACGGCGACACGGGGTGGTGTCAACATCGGCTGGACGTGCAGTACGGCCGCTGGGAGGCGCGGGTTCGGAGCTTCGCCGGGGCCCCGTCCGCGGGCGAACCGGACTCCACGTCGAACGGCAACGACTATCACCCGCTGCTGCTGCTGTGGCCGCAAAGCAACTCCCGTCAAACCGATGGCGAATATGACTGGATGGAAAACGGGGCGCCAGGCGAAAACACGCTTGAGGCGTTCATCCACTACCCGCATCCAGGCACGAGCGTGGTTCAGCAGGAGCACTTCGAGCGGCCCAACAGCAGCCTGAGCCAGTTCCACAACATCGCCATGGAGTGGACCTCTCAGCACATCAAGGGCTTCTTCGACGGCGTGGAGTGGTTCTCCGTGAGCGGGGGTGCGAACAGCGTGCGACGCAACATCCAAACCATGCCCGCGGGTCACGCGGTGATACAGCTCGACGACTTCGACGGCACCAATCAGACGCCAGCAACGATCGAGCTCGAATGGTTCCGTTATTACAGTCTGTGATTGGCGGGAGTCAACGGCGATGAGGCAGCTGTTGTGACCGGCCCGATCGATAGCGACGCCGAACTCAACTGGGTCGCCCCGACCACCACCGGCACCTACGTCATCCGCTACGCGGTCGACGCGAACGAGGGCACGTTCAGCGACGACGTAGTCGTCACGGTGGTGGACGCCCCAACCGGCCCGCAGACGGTTCACCTGGACTCGATCCCATCCCGGGCGGCCATCGGCGAACCCACCATCGTCATCGACCAGCCGGCTGGCGCGACCCCGACCATGCTCGGCGTCAACACCGTCCTGGGCGAGACATTCTTCCTGGGCTACAACCCCCAAGTCCCGACCGGCCCGCAGACCGTCCACCTGGACTCGATCCCATCCCGGGCGATCGTCGGCGAGCCGACGGTCACGGTGCGCCCGGCGCCACTGCCGGTCGTCGTCAACCTGGACTCGATCCCGTCGCGGCTGCGGATCGGTGCCCCGTCGGTGACGGTTGGGAACGCCCCACCGGACCAGCCGATCACCGACCTGACCCTCTCGCTGTTCGCGATCGACCCGGCCACCGGGTACGGGATCCCGCTCCCGGATTTCGAGTCCCTCACGCTGTCGCCGTTGCGGAACTCCGGCGGCTCGATCAGCCTGGACTACCCGGAGGACGGCGAGAACTTCGCGGTCCTGCGAGCCGCGATCACCAACGGCCGCGACGTCGAGGTCGAGATCTGGGTGTCCGGCACCTCCCGCGGTGCCCTGCGCGGCTATCTACAGGAAGCCCAGGGCGACGACACGGCCGAGGACGGCGCGTGGACGTTCGCCGGCGGCTTCCTCGGGTTGCGCATGGACGAGGCGTGGATCCGCCCGCAGGAACAGGGCCCGCTCGTCCCCGATGACGACGACAACCCGGACAACGACCAGCACGCCAACGAGAAGCGTGAACTGATCTTCAACGCGTCGACCGCGGGTACCGTGATGGCCACGGCCATGACCCAGGCCCACACCCGCAACGCACTGAGCGACATCGTCTGGGACTTCACCGCCACCCACGACTCCGACGGCACCCCCTGGCCACAGGTGATCACCACCCGGTTCAGCCCGGGCGCCAGCTACAAGCAGCTACTGGATCGGCTGGTCACCCTCGGACTCGCCGAGTGGGACGTGCAGTGGAGCGGCGCCCACCGGGTACTGAGGATGTGGGTGCCGGAGGGCCGGGGCACCGACCTGTCCGACGACGCGGTACCGGTGGTACTGCAGCACGGGCAGAACATCCTGGACGCCCCCCGACGCTGGTCGGTGCGCGAGGCCGGCACGACGGTGATGGTGGCCGGCGCGGACGGCCTCTACGACGAGGCATCGGACGCGACCGCGCTCACCCGCCGGGGTCGGCGGATCGAGCGGTTCGTGTCGGCGAACAACCTGGCCGACGCGGGCGCGGTCACCGCTTACGCGCTCAACCAGCTCCCACTGGTCACCACCGGGCTGCACGAGGTCACGCACGGGATCGGGTTCCTGTCCGGCTCGCCACGGCCGATCGTCACCTACGACGTCGGGGACTGGGTGCTGTCCGAGTCCGGGGACACCCAGGAACGGTTGCGGGTGGTGCAGTGGACGTTGACCGTCGACAACGATGGGGGCCTGTCCGGGACGGTCACACTCAACGACACCGTCACCGACGCCCTGGTGCGGTTGCAGGCCCGCCTGGACGCCATCACCTCCGGTGAGACGGTCGTCGGCACGAGCGAGCCGTCGTCGGGGAACCTGTCGGACATCACCCCGCCCGCCGCGCCGGAGGGCCTGGTCGTCTCCTCGATCGCCTACCAGGACCCGGCGCACACCAACACCCTCGCGTCGGTCACGGTGGGCTGGCTGCCGGTCGTCACCAACGCCGACGGTTCGAACTACCCGCAAGTCCAGGCCGCGCGCTACCTCCTGCTTCAGATGGAGGATCTGGAGAACAACCCGCCGGACCCCGACGATCCCGACGACGACAGGATGATCGACCAGGACACCTGGACCTGGGCGGACTGTCCCCAGGTGGTCCAGGACTACGCGGGGGTGCTGCGCCAGGAGTGGGTCGCTGACGGCAGCCCGGCGGGCGTGGAGACGTGGCTGCAGTCCTACGTCGCCGAGTTCTCCGCCACCCCGACGGCGACCGACGACGTGGCTGGCTACAAGGTGCGCTACGCCTACCTCGGCCTGGATCAGGTCGGCGGGATCCCGAGTTCGGACCCGTTCCCTGACGACGACCGGGTCTACTACGAGGCCACCCCGTCGAACGGCATCTCGGGCACGTCGTGGACGTTCGGCGGGGTCGAGGCCGGCGCGAACCTGCGCATCGAGGTGCAGGCGTTCGACCGGTCCAGCAACCACGGGCCGTGGGCGTCGATCGGGCACGACACCGCCATCGACGACACCCCGCCGCCCCGCCCCGGACCGCCCGGGATCACGGCGTCGTTCCGCGGGGTGCACATCACCTGGGACGGGCTCGGCCAGATCGGCGAGCCGATGCCGATGGACTTCGACCACGTCGAGGTGTGGATTAGCCAGTCTGCGGACTTCTCCACGGCAGCGTCCACGGCTGGGTTGGCTACCGCGTTCGACCCGTTGAACCCGAACCCGCAGCATGTCGGGGACCTGTTCGCGGCCGGGACTCATCCGGTGCAGGACATGCTGTACGAGGTCGGCTACTACGCGGCTCTGCGGGCGGTGGACCGGTCGGGGAACGTGTCGCTGATGTCGGCGGCCGGCGGGCCAGCCACGGCGGAGAAGCTGTTCTCCGACGACCTGCGCGATCAGATCATCAACGACTCCTCGATGATCGCCGCGCAGACCATCGGCACGTTGCATGTTGTCGACGGTGCGATCATCACCGCGAAGATCGCCGATCTTGCGGTGAACAACGCGAAGATCGCCGACCTCGAGGTGGGCAAACTCCGCTCCGGGACGATGATCGCGCAAGTCACGATCGCCGGGAAGTTCCGCACCCACGAGTCCGACGCCGCGAACCGGGTCGAGTTCGACGCCGCAGGGCTGCGGCTCTACCGCGGCTCGACCGTCGTTGGGTCGTGGAACGTCACCGACGGATCCATGCTGATCACGGGAACGTGGCGCACCGGGCTGACCGGGGAACGCGCCGAGGGCCACCCGGACGGCTCGGTCCGCTGGTACCCCCAGTCCGGGTCTAACTACTCCCAGATAGCGAACTTCGGCAACGACGTCGTGTGGCGCGGCCCTCTCGACACAGCCGGCCGCTCCGGGCGGATCAATGTCAACGCCCTTGGTGTCGGGTTGAACTTCTCCGCCGAGTCGGAGATCCCCAGCAACCTCCGCGCAGAGATCGCCGTGTTCGACCGCCGGGCCCGCATCACCAGCCCATTCGCAGCGTTCGAGGTGAACGGGAAGCTGGACAACCCCGCCGGCGGGCCACGCCGGTTCCAGTTCTCCCAAACCTCCGCGTCCGGGACGACGCTGCCGTACTCATACCTGTCGTACATGGCCTCCTCCTCGTCAGGTCGGGGCGGGTTCTGGGGTAACGGCGCTGGCATCAAGATGGAGGCCGGTCAGGTTCTGGTCACCGGCGACGAGCTCGACGGGTTCGGCGTCATCAAGGCGAACGAGTTCGCGGTCGCCTCCAGCGCGCAGATCAAACGCGACATCGTGGACGTCGACGACGAGGCGGTTCCGCTTGACCCGGAGCAGGTGTTCCGTGACGCCCCGGCGGTGCAGTTCAACTACGTCGACGACGCCCCCGATGTGCCGCCGCGGCTGGGTGTGCTCGCCGAGCAGATGCCGGAACTGATGCGACACGTCGGCCCTGACGGCAAGGGCGGTGTGGTCCTGTCAGTTGGGGTGACGAGCCAGCTCGCCCTCCAACACGCGGCGCTCCGCCGCATCATCGCCCGCCTGGACGCCCTGGAAGGAAGCCTGTGACACACGGCCCAGAGATCAACGTGTCTGAGGTCATCGCCGAGCTCGACCCGCTCGGGAAGGCGTTGTTCGACGCCGCCTTGGAACGGGTGCGGGTGCGGCGTCTGCAGGAGCGGATCGCTGAGCTTGAGCAGCAGCAGGAAGGGGTCTGAACGTGCCGACTTCGTTCCCCACGTTCGTTGACACCCCGGAAGGGGAAGAGCCGGAGCCGGGCACCCCAGACGCCGACGCCGCCTACCTGAACAGCGTCAACGTCGCGATCAACACGCTCGAGAACACGCTGCCCGGCAAGGTCGACGCTGGCACTCTCGCCACGGTAGCCAGCTCCGGCGCCTACACCGACCTGATCGGTTCACCGTTCATCCCGACCGCGCCGAGCCACATCGGCGCGCAGCCGGCCGGCACCTACGTGGTGCCCGGCGATCTGGCGGCGTACGCCCCGGTCGCACACACCCACGCCGCGCCGAACAAGGTCCCCGTGGGCAGCATCAACGCCACCGGCACCCCCACTGCCTCGACGTTCCTGCGTGGTGACGGCACCTGGTCGCCGCCCCCACCGGACATCAGCGGCGGGATCAGCGGCGCGGTTGGCGACGGAGTCGTCGACGACACCGTCGCGATCAATGCTGCGCTCACGGCCGCCCGCACCGGTGGTGGCGGTCTGGTGAAAGGCGCCCCCGGCAGCACCTACCTGATCAACGCGCCGTTGGTCATCGGGTCGAACACCGTGCTGGATATGACCGGCTGCCGGGTGGTGCTCGACCCGGCGGTGACCCAGTCCAACATGCTGAACAACCGTGCGGTCTCCACGTCGAACCGCACGGTCACCGACGGCGCGATCGCCGCCGCCGCGAACATCCTGGTGTCCGCTGCGGCCGCTTGGACGTCGGCCGACATCGGCCGCAGCGTGCACATCCCCGGCGCTGGCTGGGAGCTGCACGGCGGGGACGAGACCCCGGTCTGCGCCACGATCCTCTCAGTGTCGGGCACGGACGCCGAGCTGGACACCGTTGCCGGTACGACCGTTGTCGGCGCCACGGTGACCATCTACAACCGCGACGAGAACATCTTGGTGACCGGCGGTACCTGGGACGCGGGGGCCAACGAAGGCGGCGCCGACAACACCGGGCGACACATCCTGCGATTCCGCCGCATCGACGACCTGACGGTGCGGGACCTTCGGGTCGAGTGCACCGGCGGGAAGTACGCGATCACCCCCGGCGACTGCAACCGCGTGAAGATCACCGACTGCTCGTTCGACACCAGCTCCGACGGCATCCACTTCCACGGCCCGGCACGTGGCATCACGATCCGCGGGATCACCGGCGTCATGGGCGACGACTCGGTCGCGATCGGCACCGACGACATCCCGCAATATCAGGACGTCGCCGGGCCCATCAGCGAAGTGGTCATTGAAGACGTCGACTGCGTCACCGACATCAACATCGTGAAGATCTACACCCGGATCGGGATCGACCTGAACAACATCACGATCCGCAACATCCGCGGGCGGAGCCTCGGCGAGTTCACCGGCATCACCCTTGTCGACGGGACCATGGACAACATCCTGGTCGACGGCGTGAACATCACCGGCCCGGCGGGCGGCATCTTCCGCTCGGTGATGCTGGCCTGCTCGAGCTCGAAGGCCACCGTCCGCAACGTCGTGTCTAGCGGCGGGTTCCTGTGCCAGGTCGTCACCGGGTTCACCGTCGACTCCCTGCTCGTGCAGGGCGCGGTGCACAGCTCACCCACCAGTGGCGATCACATGGTCGTCATCGATGGTTCCGTCGGCCACCTGTCGGTCTCCGACTTCTCCTGCACGCTCCCCGCCAGTGCGTCTCTCGTCCGCATGACCAACGGGGCCAGCATCGGCGCCGCCTACATCTCCGACGGTGTCCTCACCGGCGTCACCCACGGCTCGTTCCTCGACGCGCAGGTGTCATCCGGCACCCTCGGGCGGGCCGTGCTCCGCGGGCTCCGGGGCAGCAGCATTGCGTTTGGGTTCGCCACCAGCATCTCCGGGGAGGTGAACCTGTCGGACGTCGACCTGTCCGCAGCGATCGGACTGGTGTACGTGGCGGGCGGCAACCTAGTGATCCGCAACGGGCAGGGCATCACCGGAACGGCTACAGCCAGCTTCCGCGATGCCGGCACTCTCGCTGTCCGGGCCCCCGACTTCCCCATCGATCTCGACCTGGCCAACAGCCGATCCGCCGGCGACCGGGCCTTCAACGTCGACGCTGGCCTGTCCTGCGGTGTCGGCCCGGTGGTGTTCAACGGGACCGCCTGGGTGAACGTCGCCTCCGGCGCCACGTACACGCCGGCCTGACGCACACGCAAGCAGGGGAGCCCCGATGGCTATTCGGTTCGACGCAGCCGGAGATCGCGTCTACATCGCCACCACGCTGCCAAACCCCGCAACGACGGGGTTGACGATCCTCGGGTGGTGGCGGGTACGGGTCGACCGCGACGACTACTCGGCCTACTACCGGACCTCCGCGGCCGGGACGTCGATCCACACCGTTGAAACCACCTCCACCGGGCTTGGGGTGAACATCTTCACCCCGTCCGGGGAGATCACCGACACCTACATCAACGCGGTCGACGAGTGGGTGGGGATCGCGGTCGTCGACAACGGGTCCGGCACGGTCACCCAGTACGTCCGCCCGGATGGGGGTGCGACCACGTCGAACAGCGGCGCGATCGCCTCCGGCACACCTGACCTGTTGTGTGTCGGCGGCCGGTCACAGTCCGACGCCACGGAGTGGTTCAACGGCGCTGCTACGCACGTCCGCGTGTTCGCCGACGCGCTCACCCAGGCCGAGATCGAGGACGAGTGGGCGTCGGCGAACCCGGTGCTGACAGCGTGGGCGGACTACCCGTTTCAGTCCGACATCCAGGACGCCTCAGGGAACGGCCGGCACCTCACCGCCGTGTCCGGCACGCCAGCGTTCGAACCGGGGCCGCTACCGGCCGACTCGACCACGGCGACCAGGTCGCGGGTTCTGACGCATGCCCGTCCACGTCTCGTCCGCGGTCGGACCCGCGCTGGCCGCAGACCATAGCAACCCCGATCGGAGGCCCGGCCGGGTGGACGCGGTCCTGACCACGCTCATCGGGGCAGCCCCACAACTCGGTGTCGGCGGCATCCTCCTCACCCTGCTGGCGTTGTTGATGCGCCGGGAGTCGCAGGACCGGGCTGACTACCGCACCCAGATCGCGGAGCTGTCGTCCCGGCACGCCGACGAGTTGAGGCGGATCAACGAGTCGCACGATGCGGAACTCGCCGAACTGCGTGTGGAGATCAAAGGTTTGCGGGTGCAGCTCGACGAGGTCAACCGGAAACTCGACGAGGAACGTGGCCTGAGGCGGGCAGCGGAGGACTCCATGCGACCCCGGCACCGGCGCACCCCAGGCGACACCCCATGAACCGGGCCCGGCACCGGCTGCAACTGTGGACCCGGAACCGGATGGTGATGCTCGCCGTCGCCGCCACGGCGGTGCTGTTCATCGTCGCCGCGTCAGTGTGGGCCCAGCTCGGGCAGCAGGCCGCGCAGCAGCAGACCGGGGTAGTGGAACAGCAGCGCGACCAGGCGACCGAGCAACGAGACGACGCCGCCGCGCAGGCCGTGTCCCTCGCCGAGCAGATCAAGGCGGCGTGCGGGGACGGGTCCCTGTCAGGGGCAGTGTGTGAGCAGGCGGAGCAAGTCGCTGCAACACCCGTCCCTGGACCGGTTGGACCCCAAGGCGTCCCCGGGGCGTCTGGGCAACCCGGGACAGCCGGCGAGCCCGGCGCGGCTGGACCTGCTGGACCGACCGGGACGGCTGGCGACCCGGGGGCTACTGGCCCTGCCGGGCCCGCCGGCACGGATGGCCGGGATGGTGTGGACGGCGCGGATGGTGTCGACGGGCAGGATGGCGAGCCTGGTCCAGCTGGCCCGGCAGGTCCACAAGGACCGACTGGCGAGCCTGGAGAGGACGGCCAGGACGGCGACGACGGGCCCCAAGGCCCACCCGGTGAGCCGCCAGCCTCCTACACGATGACCATCCTTGGGATCACGTACACGTGCACCCGCACCGGCGGGGACAACACCTCGCCCACATACACCTGCTCGACCTGAGCAGCTCTGATCCTTGCAGTTCAACGTCACCTTCTGGGAGACACCTTGAAGAAGATCGTCGTACCCGCTGCTGCCCTCGCGCTGTCTCTTATGACAGTTGGCGCGGGCCTGGCGCAGGCGGCGGAGCCGGCCAACTGCGCCGACGCCATAACCGCTCTCCAGCGCGCCGACTCGGACCACCGCGCTGCTGTCGCCGCGGACGACAAGGCCGCCGCGGCGGAGAAGGCCGTCGACGACCTCGAGCGGGCAGAGGATCGGCTCGCGGACGCCGAGCGGGATCTGGCGGCTGCGCGGGACACGCTCACGCGGGCCAAGGACCGTCTCGCCGATCTGAAGAAGCCCGGCGATGGCCCTGACGACAACACCACTCAGGAGCCGGGTGAGACCATCGGGAGCGAGCAGCAGATCGCCGACGCGCAGTCCGCTGTCGACGCCGCGGAGGACAAGGTCGATGACCTCACCGTCGTGCGCAACGACCGCCTGGAGGAGCGCAACGACGCTGTCGATCTGGAGAACGACGGCGACGCCGACGACCTGCAGGACGAGGCCGACAAGACCGACGCCGCCGCGCTGAAGAAGGCGGTCGACGAGGCGCGGGACGACTTCAACCGGATCTGCATCGACGAGGACGACCCCACCGACGACGTCACTACGACGCCCGCCACCCCGACGCCGGCGCCTGACGTGGACGTCACCGTCGTGACCCCCCGCGGGGGCGTGGCCACCGGCGGCGGTCCTGCGTGACCCAACGCCTCCTGTTCAGCGCGGCCCTCGGCGCCATTCTGGCCGGGGCCGCGCTGGTCGCCTGCACGACCACGGCCCAGGTGGTGGAGGATCTGCCGTCGGGTGGTGCGGCTGCAAGCTCGGTGCAGGCACCTGAGTTCGTTGAGGTTGCGGAGCCGACGGCGATCCGGATCCCGAAGATCGGGGCCAGTTCGGAGCTCGACGAGCTCGGGTTGAACGCCGACGGGTCCCTGCAGGTGCCGCCCGTTACGGATCCGTTGACCGCTGGCTACTACGCCGGCGCAAAGCCGGATGAGTCCGGGGACGAGGTCTTGCCTGGCGAGCTGGGCGCGGCGGTGGTCGCGGCTCATGTCGACGGCGTGATCAACGGGAAGAAGGGCCAGCCCGGGTTGTTCTTCCGGCTGCACCAGCTTGAGCCCGGCGACGAGATCTTCATCGATCAGGCCGATGGCGGTCAGCTGCGGTTCCTCGTCGACCGCGTCGAAACCCACAGCAAGGACCGCTTCCCCTCCGACGCAGTCTATGGACCGACTGAGCGGCCAGAGCTGCGGCTCGTGACCTGCGGCGGATCGTTCTCGAGGACGTCAGGACATTACCTCTCCAACGTCATCGCGTTCGCGACCCTGGCGCCCGAGCAGCAGTGATCGGTCGGTGCGCGTCCTGTCTGCACCGCCGTTCCGAGCACGACTACCCCCGCCCCAACGCTGGCTGCAGCCGATGCCTCTGTCCGATGTGGTTTGCGCCGATCTGGCTGCTCGGGTGGCGGGCGCTCAACCAGTGGCTCGCCGAGAAGGTGTGGAGGATCCCACGTGACCAGCCCGCACATTCCCGGCCGAGCCCAGCTAGCGCGGTGCCAGACGGAGGCGGCGTTCTGGCGGAACTACGCCGCCCTCGCCCGGTTCGCCCGGCCGGATCATCTGCCACCGCTGCGGAACCAGAACCGCCGTCGTCTGTGGCCTCGCCCGCCGTGGCATCGGGCGTCCACACCGGCGGCGATTCCGCAGCAGCGGGCAGTCCCGCAAGGTTTGCCGCCGCGGTCCCGGATCGGGTTGCCGAGACGGTGAAGCAGTTCTGGGCCTGGCTGTTCCTGCCGCGCCGGGTCCTGTCGGCGATGGAGCGCGACATCGCCCGCGTGCAGTGGGCGCAGACCGAGACTCTGACCAGGTTGAAGGAGTTGAAGACGATGACCGTTGTGGTTGCCAAGCCGGGTGATCGCGGAGCGGCTCTGGCGGAACTGTGGCAGGTGCGGGATCTCCTCGCCGAGAGTGACCCGGACCTCGCAGCCCGCCTCCACGCTGTCTATAACGCGCTCGTGGTCGCCCACCCGGGCGACGCGGGCTGACCGGTGCCCCGCCCTTCTGTGCTCCCCATGGAGGGCGGGGCACCACCCCCCGCTACTGCGCAACGGGGATCCGCGGGCGCCACTCGCCCAGCATCCGCCGCCCGATCATCCGCTTGACGGAAACCCACTGGCGGCCGTCGACGGGGCAGGTCCACAGCGTGCCGGATCGCAGGTCTGCTGGGTCTCCTTCAGGCTGGCATGTATGTGCCTCAGTGGACGGAGCCGCATCCTCGACCTGCGCCGTCAACCACTCGTGGGCGTCCTCAAGCGACTCGAAGTCGTGTCGCTCGACGTAGGTGTCCTTGTTGGTGTCGCGGTAGATCTCGATCGTCACTCGGTACTCGCGAGTCTGCTCCACACGCAGTTCCTACCAGCTGGTCAAGGAGGATGGATGGGCGACTGGTATCTCGGCAACGACAACCGCTGGCACTACGACAAGAACGCACCCAGCCCGGGCCAGCAGCCAGCGGTGACGATGATGCACCCCGTCGTCCATCCCACACCGCCCGCCGAGCCTGTCTTCGCCGGCGACGTCGGGGACTGGGTCGACCCCAACGCCCCCGACCCCACCCCCGACGAGATCGCCGACCCGGAACACTCCGACTACGTCGACCCCTGGTTCGGGCCGTGACCCTGCTGCGGACGTACGAGCCCGCGAGGACCTGCACCGGCGGGCCCGAGCCGGGGGCGAAGGCGTTGATGGCGTGGTTTCTCGGCGCGTTCGGGTCGCAGGGCGGGAAGAACCTCGGCATCTACAACTGCCGGTCCGTCCGCGGTGGGTCCACCACGAGCTTGCACGGCGAGGGCCGGGCTTGCGACCTCGGTATCAACCCGCACGGCGCCCCCTACGGAACCCTCCTCGCCGAACGACTGCGGCTCAGCTCGGGCGAGCTCGGCATCCAGTGCCTCATCTGGAACCGGCGCATCTGGTCCGGCTCCTACCCCGATGCGGGCTGGAGGCACTACTCCGGCACCAACGCCCACGTTGAGCATATTCACTTGGAGCTCTCAAGGGTGGCCGCGCGGAGCCTCACGCCAGCGCAGATTCAGCGAGTCCTGTCACCCGCCTCGCCCACCGCACGAGCGCCGTTGCCTCAGCCTGCGCCCCGCCCGCCAGTTCGGAAGGACGAACAGGTGTACATCAAGCACCAGCCCGACCCGACCAAGCCGGACATCTGGACCGCCCTGCTCGTGGGCCCGTTCTTCATCGGGCTGAACGCGAACGAGGCCCGTTCCGCAGACGGTGAGATCCAGCGGGGCGCGACCTGCCAGTGGGTGGAACGCGCGACGTGGGACGACCTGGACCGCCGCAGCATGGCCATCGCCCGCATTACCCCGAACACCCCCGGAGCGCAGTGATCATGGGGGAGCACAGCCTGGTCAACGACCGGGACGACACAACCGGAGGAACCGTGAATGTGCTTGGACGCGAGCCCGCGCAGTGGATCGGACTCCTGTCCGCCGCTGTCGCCCTGTTCTCTTCGCTCATCTTCCCGCTCGACGTCGGGCAGCAGGGCGCCGTGATCGCCGTCGCCACTGCCGGGTTCGGAATTGCGGGCGCGTTGGCGGTGTCGGCGGAGAAGGCTGCGCCGTTGGTCGCTGGCCTGGTGCAGTCGGTGATCGCCTTGGCGCTTGCCTTCGGGTTGCAGCTTCCCCCGGAGGTCCAGGGATCGATCATGGCGTTCGTTGCCGCAGGAGTGGCGTTCTACCTTCGCACTCAGGTCACCGCACCAGTACCCGCAGACGCCTAACCCCCCGAGCTCGCCCGGCGGGATCCCCGTCACGCCGGGCAGACGGAGAGCGGCCCCTTGCCTACGTGGGCAGGGGGCCGCTCTTTCGTGCGTTCAGAGGTCAGCGGTGGCGCCGTTCCAGGACTTCGCGTGCACGAGCGTGGTCCGCTGTGGTCAGCGGTGTTGGCGCGGCGACCGCTGCGTGGATGCGCTCGTACCAGCCGTCCAGGATCAGACCGACCGGCACCTCTTCCCAGTCGATCGGGCCGACCAAGCGGGTCAGGCCCGCGATGCGGGACACCACGTTCTCGCAGTTGATCGACCAGTTGCCGTTCAAGGCGTGCTGCCGAGCGTCTCGCAAGTCGGACCAGGCCAACTTGAGCAGCCAACGGAGCGCCGAGTCGGGCGTGGCGTACTCCTCGTCCACCTGGCTAGCCGCCTCGTCGATGTACTCCAGCGGGTCGCGTTCCCGCCACCGTTCCCTGAGGTCGGCTGCGGTCAGCTCCACGTACTCGGTCACGGTGCTCCTCACCAGTCGAAGTACTCGTCGTAGTCGCCTTCACCGGCTGTCGGCGATTTCCCCTCGAACGACCGGACGTGACCGGGCCAGTAGTAGGGCGCTGCCGCGGTGCGCTCACCGTTCGGGCTGAGGATGTCCCGCAGCTCGACGCACCACTCGACCGGGATCACCTCGTCGTGCAGATCCTGCCCGAGGTGCTCGGACAGCAGCCATTGGATGTCGTCGGGCTGCAGCATGCCAAGATCGGCGGCGAGATCAGGAGCGGTCATACCCTCAGCCATGGGGCTTCTCCCTCCGGAAACGTCGGGCGCCGTCCTCGCGCACCGTGCCATCCCAGTAGTAGGTGACAGCGTCGTAGAGCACCGCCTTGGATGCCTCGGTCAGTCCGAGGCCGGGTTGGGAGTCGTAGTCCTTCACCGCGACCCGGCGGCCCTCGGGGATCTCGAGGCGGCCGTAGCGTAGTTGGTCCGCGCTCACTTTGAACTCGCGACCGTCGTACGGCCCCCCGATGACCACGGCAAGGACCACTTCGTCAGCCACGGTTCACCTCCGTGTCCGGCGCCCACTCGGCCCTGTACGAGCCGTGACCAGCGTAGGGGAGAGCGAGCAGGCGCAGGGTCGGGCATGGCCACTCTAGGTAGCTGTCCCACGGCACCGGCGCGTGATCACAGAGTGTGCAAGTCCACCGGTACGGCGGACCACCCTCGACCCCACGCGGCTTGTGTAAGTCGATGATCCGCCGTTTCGCCTGTACCTCCGCGAGAACCCGCGCCGGATCCCACAGGGCGATGTGCCGAGCGTCCCGCTTCCGGTCGGCGACGTGGACGAGCTCGTCGTCAGGCCACCGGCAAACGTCTTCCTCCTCGGAGAGCCACCTCTGCCCCTCGTAGTGCGCGTCCTGCGCCACCTGCTCGTCCTCGTCGACCCGTTCCTTGAGGAAGGCCTCGAGCTCGTCACTCACCAACGATCTCCGTCCGCTCGTAGCCTGCGATAATGCCGCACTTCCGCCCCTACCAGGTCATCCCCGGTCACCCCATCACCATCACGATCACCGCCGTGGACGGTGGGCGGGCCGAGGTGGTCGGGACGGTAGCCAAGGTGACCGACGTCGCGAGCCCGTCCACTGTGCTGCGGATGGAAGTCGTCGACGCCCACGTTCGGCCGCTACCAGCGAAGTAGGTCACCTCTTCGATCCTCCCAGCTTCTCCGCGGCCAGCGCCGCCGAGTACAGGGTGCACGGCGACTTCACCTTCCCCGACGAGTCCCCGCCGCTCGGGCACTTCGGGCAGCGCCCATCCGCCCCCGGCTTGTGCTCGGTGAGGATCTTCCTCGTCGTGTCGTGCCTCAGAATGAACCGCACCAGGTCCCCCGACAGGTCCTGGGCGCTCACCCCACCCTCAACATGTAGTGCTGCATTCGTGTGCTCCCCACACTGGTTGTGTTGGTTCCTGTCATGGTCTGGCCGCATACTGCAAGCCATGGCGGAGACAGCGCAGATACCTGCCTGGGTGGCGGTCACCCCCCGGGCGGTTGTCGACTGCCACTGGATCGCCCACCAGGTAGCCGCCGAGGTCGGCAGGGCGTCCGTCCACGGTGAGGTGTGCTCGATCCTCGACTGGGTCACCACAGACCTCCCCGACGAGGCCGCTGTTCATGCGCGGGTGGTAGGCGACGACACCAGCACTCTCGCGTGGCTCCTCGGGTTCACCCCCGTCCCGCCGATCGAGCTGCCCCGACGCAACCCCGACGGCACCGTCGTGACAGTCGAGCAGGTCACGGCTGAGCTGCTGGTCGGGAAGACGGGGATGCCGGAGCAGCGCATCGCCGCCGAGAACCAGGCCCACCGCCAGGTCGCCCGGTGGCGGCGTCTCGCGTCCCTGGTGCCGCACTAGCGCCTCACTCGTGCGGCACCAGCGTCTTCGGCGGGTGCAGGTGTCCACTCCGCCGGCCGCTGCTCCGGGATCCGCGGCAACCCCGGGAAGTCGCCTTCCCGCGATCTGGCCCACTCGTCCCGGTCCCCGTACGGCGGGTACCGCACCTTCTGCAGCTCCGTGTACTCGCCGGGCAGTTCGTGGGTGCGGTGGTACTGGCCGCCGGCGTAGTCGTCGTAGGACTGCATCCGGTCCGAGCGGAGCTCGAGTGCCAACCGGGCGGCGACGACGAGTTCATGGTCGTGGGGGAGCTGCGACAGCTTCAGCCCCAGGTCTGCGGCGTCACTCATGCCCGTTCCCTCACTCGTGCCTGCTCGTCTGCCATCTCGGGTGCGGCCAGCCACCGGGTTTGCCGTTCGGCCTCTTCCTCCGCCGCCCGCATCTCGTCGGCGCGGTCACGGTCGGTGCGCTCAAGGAGGGACTCGCGGGCTCGTCTCACCGAGTCCGCCACCGCATCCGCTGCCGGCACTTCCCGCCGGATGCGTGGGTCGTGTTCCGTCGGATCCGCGATCGCAACGTCGCGGATGTCCGCCACAGCTGTCTCGAGGGGCTTCCGCGGCACGGGCAGTTCATGGACGTGCTCGCCGACGAGATCTTCCTCGTGGATCGGGCGGCGTTCATCGTCGGCGACCCGGTCGGCTTCCTCCGCCGCCAACCACTCCGCCATCGTGGTCCGATCCTCTGGGCGGGCCAGGTCAACTTCGCGGCGCGCCAACTCCGCCTTGGCACGCTCACCCGAATCACGGGTGCCGGCGGTGTGGAGGAACCACGCGGTCCGCTCCTTGTCTGCGACCTCAAGGTTGAGCTTCAACTGTTCGAGCTGTGCCGCTTCCTGTTCAGCCTTGACTGCCGCCTCGAGGACCCCCCGCTTCTCGTCGCCTTCGAGGGTTTCGGCGTGCGCCCGCCACAACCCGACCTGGTTTCGACGGTCCGCCAACTGCTCGGAGGTGGCCGCGAGTTCGTCCGCGACATAGCGGGGGGCCCACAGCTGTTCCCGTTCCCATGCCGCGGCCCGGGCGAGAAGCTGCCCGTCGGACTGCATCGCCTCCTCCGGCCCGACATCCGGCAGGCCGAGAGCGTCGTGGGCGGTCGCCCAGATCGCGCGCTTCTCCGCCAGCCCTGCGGCGGGGGCAGGGCCGAGCGGGTCATGCTCGTCCGTGTACTCGGCGCCCTCCCGGGACGCGGCTGCCCAACCGGCGCGGGACTCCCACACCGCCCGCCGTAGCGGATCCTCCGGGACCGGCCCCAGTGTCTCCATCGCCCAGGGTGGACGTTCCTCCGCCACCCTTGCGCCGAGCTCGTGACGCCGCTCATCAGCCTTGTCGGCTTGTTTCTCAAGCCAACCGCGCCACACGTCGCTCACCCCGGCGGGGATGAGGTCCCGGTAGGAGGTGATCCGCGGGATCTGTTTCCCGAGGGTGTTGCGGATGCGGGCGTGCAGCACCTGCGCTGCTCTCTCAGCGCCAGCCAGGGACTTCCCTTCCAGCGCGTCGCGGAGCACGCCCTCGGGGTTGTGGCCAGAAACCTCCGCGTTGCGGAGGAGTCGCTCCACAGCGCTCATCGCCTGGTCCGCGGCCAGCGCCTCACGTTGTTCAGGGGTGATGACGCCTTCCGCGGCGAGCCGATCCAGGCGGGTTGAGGTCGCGCCGGCGGTGGCCTCGTTGATCCCAACGAGTAGCCGGTCGACGTTGCGGAAGGTGGACTGCTCGTCCTCGATGGCCTGCTCGCGCTGGGCGATCGCCCCCCGTTCCTCCTCGGCGTTCTTGAATGAGTCCGCGAGGACAGCCTTTGCGGTGCGACCCTCGACCTCCTGCGCTTCCCCGACGGGCGCGTCGGAGGCCAGCTGCTTGGTGGTGACCCACGCTGTGTTCGACTCCCGGCCGCGTGTCATCCCCACGTAGGTGCCGGTGAGGTCGTGCCCGGTGTCGACGGTGCGGCCCTGTGCGGCGTGCAGGGTGGAGGCGTAGGCGAGGGACAGGTGCTTCTCGACGTAGCTGGCGCTCAGAGTTAGCGCGACCCCCTTGCTGGTCTCCACCCGCAGTGCCCCGTCGGCGAGGAAATGAGTCACCCGGTACGTCTGCCGGTTGATCAACGGGAGAGGGTTACGGCCGAGGCGCCAACTGTTCTTTCGTGCCTGCACAAGGTCGCCGATCCCGGCGATGTTGCCGTCTTTGCCGAGACGTACACCGCGTTCGGACACCTTCCCCAACCGGACGAGCTCGGCCCGGAGCTGGGCGTTCACCTGGGCGGCCTGGTCGTTGCTGCGGACCAACAGCAGGGACTTTTTCCCTGCGAGGGTGTCCGCCAGCCACGCCTGCCCTGCCTTGTGCTCGGCCTGTTCGGTTGTGCCGCAGCCACGCAACCGGCCGTGCTTGTCGTACTCGTCGAGGGCTGCGACATTCCCTTCACGCCACAGCAGCGACGCCGTGCGTTCCCACTCCTCCTGGAACCGCCACACCTGCGTCAGCTCGTAGGACCGTGCCGTGCGACGGAGATCAGCGAACACCCCACCGGCCTCGACTGAACGCATCTGCCGTGCGTCGCCGACTGGCAGGAGTTTCGCCCCAACCTCCTCGCACCGCTGCACCAGATCGGCCATGTCCCGGGTGGATGCCATCCCCGCCTCGTCCACCACGACCAGGTCACCGGCTCGCAGTTGTAGGGAGTCGTCGTTCTCGACCGCGAGGCGCCACCGGTCGAAGTTGAACGACTCCACCCCCTCTTCAGCCATGACGTCGGCGGCGTTCTGCGAGGCGGCCAGCCCGAACGTGCGGCGGCCATGTTCGGCCCACGCGCCCGCGATCAGCCCGACAGTTGTCGACTTGCCAGTACCGGCGGCAGCGGAGATGGTTTCCACGTAGGCGCCGGAGGTGAGGACGCCGCAGATCGCGGCCTCCTTGTCCGCCCCCAACGTCTCGTCCGCCGCCTCGTTGTAGCGGCGGATGAACGCATCCACCTGCGCCTGGCTCAGCTTCGCCGCCCCAGTCCTGACAGCTGCCTGCTCAGCGATCCGCTCCTCGGCGATCTGCCCGACTGTGGCGAACTGGGCGGAACCGGGACGCTGGAACGCGGACAGATCACCGGCCAACCGGAACTCGGCTGGCAGGCCGTCAACCGACTCTTTGGCGACAACGACCTTGGCTTCGGCGAGGGCCTTGTCGGCGAGCCGCTCCAACATCGCGGGGATGTCACCGGCGGGGACACCGAGGTTCGCGGGGAGCGCACCCGAGATCGCGAAGATCAGATCGGAGCGGGTCCACACGTGCTCGTTTTTCCCGACTTCCCACAACGCCGCCTTGATCACCTGAGAGGGGGAGACTTCATCCGCCCGCCCTTGCCCCTTCAGCGCGAGGACGTCGTGGGCGACCTGCTCCAACCCGCCCACCATCTTCGTGCGGGCCTCACGCTCCCACCGGTCCAACCGCTGTTCCGCGGTCTCCCCGGTGTGCGACTTCCCCTTCCTCGTCAACAGGGTGGCGCGTTCGGCGATGTACTGCCGCTCCAACGGCGACACGGACCGGCCGTGCTGCTCCTCGTACTCGCGGATCAACTGCTCCGTCTTCGCGGTGACCGCGTGGGACCGCTTCGAAAACAGGTCCATGAGCTGCTGCGGCACACCCGCGATCTCGCGGATGATCCCGTCCTTGCGGGCGTCGCGGGTCACAAACCGGACCCCCAACGTGCGGGCGAGCTCGGCCTCCATGACCCGCTCACCCACCGCGGCGGCAGCCCACTTGTGCAGCGTCAACGCCGCCCCGTCGACCCGGCCCCACTTCCCATCAGCGCGTTCGTGAACGTTCAGGATCGCCTGGTGCACATGCAGCTGTGGATCCCGCTCCCGGGAGTCGTGCTGCAGGAACTGGGCGACGATGAACCCCTTCTGCTCCATCCAGCGACCCGCACCGGAGGAGTGGTTCCCAACCCGGGCGTACGCGTTCGCCTCGAGGTAGTCGACACTTGCCGACGCGCCAGCCATCGCTGCGCCCTCAACCGCGCTGAGCATGGCCCGCCACGATGCCGCCTCCTGATGACGTCCTGCACCAGCGGCGACGTTCATCGCCCGCTCGAAGGCGACCGCCAGGAGGGTCACGGACTTCGGGACCGAGAAGGTGGCATCCCAGAACGCCACCGCCTGCCGCGACTCCCGCTCCGCCGCAGCCTGAAGTTCGGCTCGCCGCTCCGGGCCCGCATCGGGCTCCTTCGCGAGCGCCTCTTTGTAAATCTCGTCCGGTGACCGGTAGCGGCGGTGGGCGGGAGCCAACGCCCGCGCCTCCGCCCACATCTCCCGGTGATGGGTGGCCTCGTCGCGAGGGTCGAGCAGACGGGCGTAGATCGCCTCCATCAGATCGGAGTTGACCTCGCCCGCCAGCCCGAGAGCCTGGGCGCCCCGCCCATGCCAGCCGCCGGGCGGTTCACCCGCGGCTACGGCACCCGTGTAGTAGCCCTCCCGCCCGGTCGACACCGGTCCGGTCAGGTACCCCACCGAGTAGCCCTTGGTCACCTTGAACACTACGGTTCAGCTCCGCACCCGCGCGTACTGCTGCAGCCGGGCGTTCGGGGTCGCGTCGAACGTCCACGACGCCGGCGTGAGCAGCTCGCACACGTTGGCGATCGCCGCCCGGGCGGCCTGCCGCGCCATGTCGGTGCGGTAACCCATCGGGTGGGTTTGCGCCCCCCACGAGTTCGGCACCCCCCACCGCACGTATCCGTTGTCCATCAGCGGGCCCGCCCGTCGGTGTTGTCCGGGCAGGCGGGCAGCCAAGAGATGACCTGCTCGGCGGTCAGGCCGACCCGCTCAAGGGCAGCGAAATCGGCAGCGTCAGGGGTCTCGACGAAGTCGCCATACACGGCATGCCGTTGGATTCGGCCCTTCGCGTCGCCTGCGTCCGCCCACGCCCAGTTGAGTTCCTGCTCGGCGATCCGCTCGGCCCGCTCCTCGGCGGTGAGTTCGTCGTCAGGGTGGAAGTTCTCGGTCATCGGGCCCGTCCTTCCTCGGCGGGCTGGCCGCGGTACTCGATCCACGAGGCCGTGCCGTACGGGTTCTCCGTGATCCAGTTGGCGCTGGCGTTTGCCAGCGCGTCGTCACGGTCGGCGCCGCGGATCCCGTCGTCGTGGCTGGTGCCGTTCGGCCAGTGCACGGTCACGTCGTGCCAGGGCTGGCCCTGCTGGGCCTGCCGTTCGGCGTAGGCCGCCTCGATCTCGGCCGCGATCTGCGGATCGGTCAGGTCTGCCATGTGGATCTTCCTTCCTGTGTCGTTCACACCGCTGGATTGGCCAATGCATCGGTGTGGCTTCCTTCTTTGAGCTGTTATGGGATCTTGGGGACGTGTGGTGATCTTGAGTAGATGGATCTTGTGAGGTGAGTGGATCTAGATAGATAGAGATCGGTTAGAGGTTGTTCTATGGCCTGCGGAGCTTGAGTTCTCGGTGCTTGCGTGCGTCCTCGAGCTGCTCGTCGGTAGGCGCCGGCGGGAGGCCGGTGGTGCTCCACGCTTCGGCGACCGCATGGATGTGGCCGGCAAGCGGCGCCGCGAGGGGCTCCTTAGCTGCCTGACCTGCTGGTTTGTGGTCCTGAAGGCTGCACGACCCGAGGTGTTTGCGGACCCGCTCGACCAGGCGCGGCATGGACTGGTCGTGCCACATGCCCTGCGCTACCGGGTCGTCCTGCGACCCGTACGCCTTCGCGTGGTACCGGCGCAGCCACAGGAGCTCTTCGATCAGCCAGGGGTGCCAGGCCCAGCAGGAGGGCAGTTCGTTCCCGGGATACCGCAGGTAGACGGCGTTCAGCCACGTCTCGAGGTCGCGCAGACGCTCGTCAAGTTTCTCGGGGTCTTCACCGACCTGCAGTAGCCACGCCCGTCCGTCGTCCTTCCCTCCTGGCGCGAGGAGGGCGACGAGGCCTTCCTCGAGGTGCCGGAAGGCCTTCCACATCCCCCGGAGTTCGTCGTCCCACCCGCGTGCGTCGCCCAGTTCCTGCAGCCGGCGGGAGTGCCGGTCGAGCTCCCGCCCGATCGTCTGGGCGTCGAGCGGCTGGGTGGGCTCCTCGGGTGGGGGTCCTGCGGGAGGGTCAGTGGGTGGCATTGGTCAGCTCCCGGTCGGGTGCGGCACCCACGGGTACAGGTGTCTGTGGGTGGGTGGGTGCTGGGAGGTCGATGGGTGCGGGTGCCGGGAGCGCAACGGGGTGGGTGACCAGGTGGGTGGGAGATGGCCGGGAGAACACCCGGCGGGCACCCACACCCACGAGGCGGGTGAGAACCGATGGGTGTCGCTTCCACACGGGGATGACCCGCCCGATCACGATGGGCATGTCGCCCGTGTAGACGATGGCCTTCCACTTCGGGAGGCTCGCCAGTTGTCCCACGGACAGCACAGGCGCTTTGCGCACGGACGTGGAGGTGATGTCGCCGTCGCCGTTGCGGGTGACGACGGTTTCGTCGCGGTCGCCGGCGAGGTCGGAGAAGGCCTTCAGGCCACCGACGGCTTTGTTGCCGCCGATGTACATGAGCACGTTGGAGTTGTTGATGAGCCGCTCGGCTCCGGCCTCGCCGTACTTCGCGATCATGTCGGCGTAGGACTGGAACACCGGCATCAGCTGGATGCCGGAGCCGCCGAAGTCTCCGGACCAGTCGGGCAGCGGGACGGGGCAGACCCGGGCGGCCTCGTCGAGCGGGAACCGGATCGGCGGGTCGAGCCGCCCCCGGCACGCCCCCTCAAACGACGGCAGCGCTGCGAGACGGCGGGCTTCGCGGGCGATATACCCGGTCAGCGCTTGCAGCAGCGGAGCAGTGTTCGCCTCATGCCTGCCCAACAAATACACGGTGCCCTTGCCGCGGATCAGTTCGGCAACGTTGAACGGGGCGGCCCCCTTGGTGGAGGCGGCCGCCGCCGGCGAGTGGAGCCACTGCAGTGCGGGCAAGATCCCGGTGGTGATGCTCGAGCGGGTGGTCGGGTTCAGGCCGATGAACTGATCGACGGCGGGCCGGAACGACGGGACCGGGGACGCCTGGAGAAGTTCATGTACCTCATCGCCGATGTGGTCGGGATTCGCGACCCAGCGGAGGATGTCGTGGCAGTCCCGGGTGCCCTCGGACAGGCCGGCGGCGTGGAGGAACGCGGCGAACACCCGCCGGGACTGGGCATCCCAGTCCGCCGAGTCTCCGCGTACACCCTCCCGCTCGGGGATCATGTCTGCGGCCCGGTCGATCGCCACCGTGGGGTCGTCGCACCCGTGGACGGGGTCGAAGCTGATCGTGGAGTCGACTTCACCCACCCAGGCCGGGTTGTACACCCAGATGGGACCCGTCTTCGCCCGCAGCTCCCGGGTCTGGTCGTAGAGGTCGGTGCGGGTGGAGGTGGTGACTACGGCCCCGGGGGCGTCGATGACGGGGGTTCCGAGGAGGGCGGTCTTGCCTCGGCGGGGGCCCGCGACGATGAGTACGACGTCTTCGGCCGAAGCCCACACCCGCATCCCGGCCGCCCGACACAGCAGCACACCCAGCTCCCGGGTGGGTGTGCGCCACCGCTTCACCCACCCGGCATCCCGTAGGTGCGGGCGGACAGCGCGGGCCTTGCGGTGCATCGCCCACCAGGAGGTGCCGCGGGCGACCTGTAAGGGGGTGGCGACGCCCGAGCGCCGGCGGGCCTTCTCGCCCCACCGGGTGACGGTGCGGGCCGTCCCGCCGCGCCACCACACCACCCCCGCCACGCAGGCGACGCCTGCAATGGTGAGGACACCGGCGAGGGTGAGAGCCCCATGGCTCATGTACAGCCACGCGGAGACGCCGACACCGCCGCCGATGCCGACCTTGCGGGAACTGCCGGCCAGACCGCGCTTGAGCTTGCGGATCCAGTCGCCCACGAAGATGGCGGCGGCCACACCTGCGGTGACGAGGACGACGAACTCGGCGGTCACGACCGCGCCCCTGCCCGCTGGCTGTAGGTGTGGCGCAACTCCAGGGACGTCCCGAACGCGCAGATGAGCGCGAAGATCCATGACTGCGGTGTCGCGTAGACGAGGACCGCACCCAGCGCGAGCGTGGACGCCCCCATGAACCCGGCGCTGAGGGCGCCTGCCGGGATGCTGATCCAGCTACGGGTGGTCACCCGGGAGATGACGGAGAGGCCGACCGACAGAGCGAAGTACGAGAGCAGAAGGCTGATCATGCGGGCTGGTGTCCGTTCACGGAGAGGCTCTTCACGAGCTGCTTGGCGGTGTGCTCGGTGACGCCGAGCTTCTTCTGGAGGACGACACGACCGGCACCACCGGCGATGAGTTCGCGGGCCTTGTCGAGGTCAATGTCCCGTGGGGGTGCGACCGGACCTCGTGACGAGGTCTCCTTGCCTCGCGACGAAGTACCATCCGGTGTCGTCGTAGCCCGGGGTGCGGTCTGCCAGCGCAGCGACAGGCCGTTGTCGTCGACCTGGGAGAGATCGGGAACGACGACGTCCTCAACCCGCTCGAGCGCGGGGACGTCGACCCGGCCAACGGTGTGAGCGTCCTGTCGCCGTGCCCGCTCGACCCGGTACGACTCCCATGCTTCACGCGGGTCGGTGATGCCCTGGTCGATGGACCAGCGGCGGGCACCCAACGTGCGCCACGGGAAGTGCCGCCACCGCTCGGCCGAGAACAGGGCCCCGGTGTCGTCGAGGCGGCCTTCGACGCTCAGCTGAATGTGGTGGGCGCGGCGGGTGTGCAAGCCCCACAGCCAGGGGCTGGACAGGGAGAACAGGGCGAACATGACCGCTGCCGGGCTGGGTGCCCAGCCGGTGGAGAAGTGGCTGTAGTTGACGGCGGCGGCCACACCTGCGAGGAGGTAGGACCAGCGCCGATACTTGGCGGCGGTGGCGGTGTCCTTCCGTAGGAGGGCGTCGTGGGCGTGCCACTGCACGTACAGGGAGATGGATTCGAACGCCGCCGCAGCCCCGCCGGCGATGACCACTGTCAGCGGGAACCAGTCCTGTCGGAACGCGTCGAGCCCGAACTGGAACTGGCCGTAGACGGCGAAGCAGGTGACGAGGGAGATTGGGGCGACGGTCCGCCAGGTCACGTCGTCGCTACGGCTGGTGTCCATCAGGACCGGCCGTCCCTACCCCGGCCGACCCGCCGCGGGATGATGAACGCCAGGTTGACCAGGGCGATCACGAACCCCAGCAGGCCCACGGTGAACACGAACTGGGCGGCCCCGGTGGTCAGCCACAGCTCGCGCATCGGAATGCCAACCACCACGGCGGCGACAGGTGCGCCGGGGAACAGCCACAGCCCGGACTCCTTGAAGTCGGAGTGCCGTGGGGGCAGGTCGAGCCGAGGCAGCGGCTGGGTGGGCTGCTCTGAGCGGGGGGCAGCCTCGTGGGCTGGGGCGCTCATCGGGCCCACCCCTCGACCACGTCGGCGGCCTCGGCCTCCCACGTGGCGTCCAACCCGTCTCGGGCGAACTGCGAGAGGCCCCCGTCGTAGTGCCGCTCGACACCGCGCAGGATCTCCGTGTCGGACATCTCCAGGATGTCCTCGGGGTTTTCCTTCCAGCTGCAGTCGAGGACCCAGTCGCGGGCGGCCTGAACGAACTCGGGGTGGCTGCTCATCGGGCCCGCCCCTCGGCGAACCGGCCGGTGGTGAACACGGCGGCCTGCGCGTCCCACGCCTGGTGGGGGTGTTCGACCTGGGCGTGTTCTCGGATCGTGGCCTGATTGCGCTGGCCTGCGATGGCCGCCAGGCGGTCGTAAAACTGGCTGAGGGTCGCGAAGTACGGGCGGCCGAGGTCGGCTCGGCTACGGTCGGCATGCCAGGCATCGCCGCGGGTGCCGAGGTCGCGCCACAGGTCGGTGAGGGACCTGCTGTCCGGCGTGGTGCCGGTATCGGGTGGGCTGTCAGACTGCACGTGCCTGTTCCTTCCTGGGAGGTTGGTTCGGGTAGGGCCCCGGCGGGAGTTGCAGCTCCGTGCCGGGGCCGTCTTCACCGGGCGGCCGCATCCTCAGGTGCTGGTGCGACGGACTTCCAAATGCTGGCCAGCTGCTGGGCGTCACCCCGCTGATACGCGGCCTCCGCGGAGGCGAACAGTTCGTCCGCGCACGTGAACCGGTGCGACCCGGCAACCGCCTTGATCCGCGCGAGGAGGGTTTCGAGGTCGGTCACCGGGTCACCGCCGTGGGGCGGGCCAGGAACACCGTCACGTCACCGCTGTTGCGGAGCTGCGTCAGCAACGTCAGCAGGCACACCCAGCAGATCTGGCCGGCGCCGACCTCGTCGACGGTTGGGATGAGGGCACGGTCCCGGCCGGCACGTTTACCGCAGGTGGAGCAGGTGTTCGCCATGCCAGGTCTCCTCACTGGGTCAACCGATCGTGTTGCCTACCCTCCCAGATCTGTGCAATCTTTGCAAGGTGTTCGTCCTCTGTGTGGTGTGTGGGAGGGTTGGGTGGATGACAGATCCACGCCAACTACTCAGCAGCGTCCAGGCCGGCAAAGAGCTAGGCCTAGCTGCGAGCACGCTGTGGCGCTGGCACCACAGCGGGAAAATTCGAGCCGACTTCGTGACACCCGGCAAGCACCTGCGCTGGGACGTCGACCGGCTCAGGCGCTTCCTCGCCAACCCCGACATGGAGGAACTGAACGTGCCCGAGCCGGCCTCGAACCCAGAGCACCCGTCTGTCGTCGCCGCGATCGTCACCTCACATCTCGGCGTCCTCGCGGGACGGCGCAACGACGGCAGGCCGCCATGGACGTTCATCGCCGGCGAGATCGAACCTGGCGAGTCGCAGATAGACGCCGCCGTGCGAGAGGTTAAAGAGGAAACGGGGCTGCTTGTCCGGGCCGGGCATCACGAGATCGGCCGACGGGTGCACCCGAAGACCCGCCGCACGATGATCTACCTGGCGTGCACCCCGACGCATGGCACCGACGTGTTCGTCGGCGACGAGGACGAGCTCGCCGAGGTGCGGTGGCTGTCGCTCGAGGAGGCGGACGAGCTGCTGCCGGGGATGTTCGAGCCGGTCCGCGAGCACCTCGGCCGGGTCATCTCCTGACCGGACCGCAGGCTGTCATACGACTGTCCAAGTTGACTAAGCGCAGGTCAGCCGCGCGGGTGTCGCGATCCCTGCCGTAGGTGCACCGGCTCGGCGATGGAACAGCCGATCGGTTCGTGTGCGTACTTCGGCAGCTCGGCATGTAGCCAGCCGACGTTCTCCAGCCACTCGATGGGGCGCCGGCAGTTGGCGCAGGCGTAGGGCGGCCCGTCGCAATCCGGACACGGCTGCATCATTTGGAATCTCGATCCTTCACATGAGGCTGGTCAGGCGTTATCGGACATCCGTGCTCGCGTCGCGGCCGACCTCGCGCTCCAGGGCGCGAGTGACGAGCGCGAGCACGGTCTCACCGTTCGCCGCCGCGGCGGCCCGCACGCGATTGACCAGGTCGCGGTGCAGCCGCCAGGTCACGGCCCGTTTGTCGGGGTGCGGTCGGTTGGCCATGGATTACTCCTCGGGGGACGAGGCGGACCCCACCAGAGTGGGGTCCGCCTCTTGCGGTCAGAGCACCGTGACCCGGTGCCCGCGGGCGAGGGTGCGAACCTCGCTCGAATCCAGGGCGTAGTCCACGAACCGCACGCCCTGGCGGACGGCCGTGACCTCCAGGCCGACCGGCTGAAAGCCGTTGCGCGTGCGGCGGTACTCGCGCACCACCATGCCCTCCAGTAGGTCCTCAACCGCCACGTCGGCGGTCGGGTTGGCGACCTGCGGGTCGAGAGCGAACATGGCCCCTCCTCGGGGTCCGGGCGGCCCCCGGCTGGGGCCGCACTGGGCGGGTGTCCGTCTCGATGAGAGAAACATATCCGCCCAGGTAGGGCGGTGGCAAGCTACCCGCTGCAAGTTCACTCGGTTGGGGTAGCAAGCCACCCGTCACATGAGGCTGATCAGGGCATTGGTGAGCGCGTTGCCGGCCTTGTCCGCGCGTGCGCGCCGGGCTCGGTCGTACCGGAGCGTGGTCGACAGGTACCGGTGGCCGAGCTGCATCTGTACGTCTCCGACGGACGCGCCGGTGTCGAGCATCAGCGTGGCGCAGGTGTGGCGGAGCCCGTGCATGGTGCGGAAGTCCTGACCCGCGAGCCGTGAACTTGCTGGTCAGGGCGCTATAAGGTTCACATGGTACTAGCGAAACCCGAGCTCGCAGATGGACTACTATCCCCCATGTGTCCGACTCGTACAGGCCGAGGCCGCGCGCAGGGCAGTACCTGCGCGTCAGCCTGGACCGCTCCGGCCGTGCCCGGTCCGTCGACGAACAGCAAGTTGACAACGAGCGGGCCGCCGGCGAGCACGGATGGGAGATCGTCGCCAACTACGCCGACCCCAACCGGTCCGCAAGCCGATACGCAACGAAGCTGCGGGAGAACTACCTGCGCCTGCTCGAGGACATCCGCAAGCGCGAGCTTGACGTCCTGATCATTTGGGAGCCGTCGCGCGGATCCCGCAAGGTGTCGGAGTGGGTGGAGCTCATCGAGGTCGCCGAGACAGCGGCGGTCAAGTTCCACGTCACGTCCCACGGACGTACCTACGACCCTGCGAGGCCACGTGACCGGCGCTCTCTCCTCGAGGATGCTGTCGACTCTGAGTATGAGTCGGGGAAGAACTCGGAGAGGGTGAAACGCTCGACCGCTGCCTCGGCCGAGGCAGGCCGCCCGTTCGGGTCGATCCCCTTTGGGTACCGGCGGGAGTACGAGGCTGGGTCGACCAGCCCGACCGCACAGGTCCCCGACCCTGAGACAGCCCCTGTCGTCCAGGAGATTGTCGCCCGCATCCTGGCGGGCGACCCGCTGCACCGGATCGCGATGGATTTGAACCGACGGGGTGTGTTGACACCGCAGATGGTCCGCGACCGCCGTCTCGGGCGTGAGGGTGTGCGCCGGGGTGGCTGGAACAACCCGAAGATTCGGAAGTTGTTGTCGTCGCCGACGATGGCGGGGTGGCGGGTTCATCAGGGCGAGGTGTTCGGCCCGGCGATGTGGAAGCCGCTCGTCGCTCCGGCGGACCACGCGGCCGCGCTGGCGATCATCAACGATCCGAGCCGGCGGACGCAGCGGGGGACGGAGCCGAAGTTCCTGCTGTCGGGGATCGCGGAGTGTGGGGTGTGCGGCGGCTGGTTGCGCCGCTTTCCCAACCGTGGGCACCAGTCGTACGGCTGCGCGGGACGGAACAACCAGAACGACGGACATGTGGTGCGCCGCGCGGAGCATCTCGACGCGATGGTGGTGAAACGTGTCGTGGAGCGTCTGCGGGACCCGGGCCTGGCGGAGGGGCTGGCGCGGCGGAGAGCAGCGGCGGATGAGTCCGCTGCGGAGGCGGCGCGGGAGCTGGCGGCTCTGCACAGGCAGCTCGCCGACTACGAGGTGAAGGCGCAGCAGGGCGGCGTGTTGGCGGCCTCGTTCGAGCGGGTCGCGCTGGGAATCGCTCAGCAGATCGAGGCCGCGCGGGCGCGTCTGGTGACGTCGGCGGTTGTCCCAGCGGGCGTACTGGATTTGGCCGGCCCGGATGCCGCCGTACGGTGGGCGGCCATCCAGGACGACATTGTGAAGCAGCGTCTCATTGTGCGTTCGCTCGTGCAGGTGATTGTGCATCGGTCGAATGCGCCGCGTGGGTCGCGGGTGTTTGACGAGTCGTCGGTCGAGATCGTGGATCGTTAGAGGTCGCTGGGGAGCGGTGGTACGAGTACGAGGCGCCGTTCGTGGCGGGCGGCGGGTGTTGCTGCCGGCCCGCAGAGCAGGAGGTTGAGGAACTGGCCGAGCTGCCAGGCCTGGTTGAGCGGGTGCGCGTTTTTGCGGATGTAGACGGTGCGGGTGTAGTCGTTCAGTTCGCCGAGGATCTCGTCGGACATCTCGACGTACTGGACGGTGACCCCGATGCTGCGGAGCACTTCGACGAGGTCGAGCATCTCGTTCAGGTGCTGGCGTGGATCTGGCTGCGCTGCCGCAACACCCATCGGGAGACCTTCTTTCACTCGCCTGGCTGTGTGGTGGGAGGGCCGTCCGGGGTCTGGGGTCAGCCTGTCGGGTCGGCACGTGCCGACCCTTCTTCGGCCATGCGGACGTGCACGTTACTCAGTTCCGCCACCGTCGGCGACCCTTCGATCACTGCTGGTTGGTGGGGTGTGGGGTTCTTCGATGGGTGCATCCTCGGTGTACCAGCGGAAGTAGCCGGTTTGTCCGGGGTGGATGGGTTCGTCGGCTTCTCGTCGGGAGGCTAGGCGGCGGGCTAGTTCGGCGACGAGTTCGAGGTCGTGGGCTTCGCCGAGCCTAGGCCCGAGGTCGGCGGGGGCGATGTCGGGTGTGGGCTCGGCTGTTTCGACTGTTTTGGCTGGTTCGTCGGTGAGGGAGTCGTGGAGGTACTCCTCGAGCCGTTCGATGTTGGGGGAGCGGTGGACCTGGCCGCGCTCGATGCGGGCGACGGTCTTGGGGTCGATTTGGAGGATCTCGGCGAGTTCGCGGCGGCTGAGTCGCCGGCGTTCGCGTGCTCGTCGGAGGTGTTCGCCTCTGATGGTGTCGTTCACGGCCCCGGAGTCTAGGGCACAATAGGACACACGCGGTGTCCCTACCAGGTTGTTTTCAGACATGCCTAGGCTCCCCGTCTGTCCCCGTCACAGCTCTGAGAGTGACTGATCAGGGCAGAAAAGGCCAGTCCTAGCAATGACAGCATTGACGGGCGGGACACGTAAGGGCACAATAGGACACATGTACAGCCGACTGATCGACGCCGAGGCGTTCCTCGCCCGCTGCGCCGCGGCCGACTTGACCCTGAAGGAGCTCGCCGAGCGGAGCCTTCTCTCCGAAAGCATGGTCAAGAAGGTCTGCTACGGCCGCCGGCAACTCGCCGACCACGCCGCCCACCGGGTCGCGAAGGTCCTCGGGTGTCATCCCAACGACTTCTCCGTCCCCAAGCCGGTCGACCGCCCGCCAGCGCCGAACCCTGACCTGTCCGACTGCGAAGCGGCATGACCTACGACGAGGCCCTCGCCATCCTCGGCCCCGAGCTGGTTGCCCGCATGAACGAGCGCCTCGGCCCGCCCGCTCCGCTGTCCGAGGAGCAGATCACGCTGCTCGTCGGCATCCTCGGCGACCTCCCAGACGAACCGTCTGCCACCGCCGCCTGAACCCCGCAACACGACGCAGCCCCCCACCGCCGTAACGGTGGAGGGCTAGTCGAACGACCACAAAGGAAGGCTGCCCCAAGTGATCGTCGATCCCACGATACCTGCCCGACCGGATGATCAGGCTGGCCGGCATCGAGTTCGCCGTGGCGCCACGTGCCCCGACACGGGTCGCATCGTCGGTAAGACGTTGCCCCAGTTCAGGGCGAAGGCGATCATCCGCCGCAACGAGGGCGACCTTGAGCCGCGCACCCGGCGGGCACGATGAGCGGCGCGGGCCACAGCGCATGCGCTGACTACGTCCGCCGCTTCTTCGACGAGCAGGGCATCGAGGTGACCATCGCGACCGTCCCACCACTGGTCGCCGGGACGTACACCGAGCCAGGCATGACCTGCCCTCACGGCACGACCTACTGGTTCGAGCCGACTGGTGACCAGATCGCGGCGTGGGCTCGGGACGGTGTCGCATGAGGGCTGGCGGCTGCTATGTCGAGACGTTCGTCGAGGACGACGGCGGATGGGGCTGGCAGTGCTTCGACTGCGAGACCGAAGGTGCCGGGTTCGCCAACCTCGGGGCAGCTGAGGCGGCTGGTGAGCACCACCGCGTCGAGGTCGCCACCCAGGAGCTCATCGAGGAGGGGGAACTGCCGTGACCACCAAACGCCGCAACGCGCCGATGCCTGCCCGGCGGATGCGTGAGGCCGTCACTCTGGCTGCTGAGCTGGAGTTGCGTGTGGAGAACCAGCGTCTATGGGAGCAGTTCGTGGCGTCGACCGCCGACGTGGACTGGCTGCGTGAGGAGCGCGACGAGTGGCGTGCTGCCGCGCACGAGGCTGAGGGTGATGTGGCGGCGCTCCGTCAGATCCTTTCGGTGCAGAGCGACACGATCGCTGCCCTGCGCGAGCAGCTCGGCACGGCGCACGAGGACGGAGGGCGAGACCGATGAGCGACGAGACTTCAGTCATCTACCACGTCATCTCGTACGCCGACTGGGCGAACCTGGGGTGGACGGACTGCTGTCACCGCCTGGTGGCCGAGCTTCCGAAGGACGACGTGTGCGTGCCGCCGGGGGACCGCGAGCCGGGTGCGATGCGCTGCGACGGAGGGCGAGACCGATGAGCGTGCACCGACCCGAGGTGGTCGCCCAGTGCATCGCACAGGTGCGGGCCTGGCAGGGCAGTTCGAACGAGGGGCTGGCACCGACCCGGACGCAGTGCGGCGTGCTCGCCGACGAGGTCGAGCGGCAGCGCGCCCCGATCGACTGGCCGCCCCGGTTCCGCGCCGCCGCGGACGCAGCCAGGGCAGCGGGCTACGTGGACGCCGCCGAGCACTTCCGCGCGCTATCCAACAACGTGGCACTGGACGTGGTCGAGGCCATCGGGCGCGCGCTGCGCGGAGAGACGTCGTGACCGCCGTCGCTGTCCTTGCCGCCGCTGCGCTGGCTGTGGCTGGCCCGGATCTGGTGACGATCGCGGGGGTGCTGCGCGGACGGGTTGGTCATCGGGTGCCGCGTGTGGGGTGGCTGGTCGGTGTCGTTGTCGCCACTCACACCGCTCTGGTTGTTGCGGGTCTGTCGAGGGGGATGTCGTGATGGACATGTTGTGGGCGGTTTACGGGTTCGGTTGGGTGCCGTGGGTGTTGGTCGCCTGGGTTGCGGTGGCTGTGGTGGTGGGCCTGGTTGTGGGGCGGATTGTGCGCCGGCGGGACAAGCAGGTGCCGCCGACGGTGCCTCCGTCTTCGGGGGCCGGCGGGCTGCCGTGACGGGGCTGTAGCTGGGACGATGGGGCGCCGGGCAACCTTGAGGGGTGGCCCGGCGTCTTCTTTGTTGGGTGTCTTAGTCTGTCCCTTCCACCCTTGACGGGTAGGACACTTTAGGGCACAATGGGACACATGGCTGCCCCACTACCCAGCACCACCCCGGAGCCCCAGCTCCGCCCCCCTGAGATCCCCGCCCCTGCCCCGCTGTGCGCGATGTGGCAGGGCCGCTGCGGTAACCCCGCCCACCTCATCGTCCACACCACGAAGCGAATCGGATCCCACGACGAGCCCATGTCGTGGCTGGTGTGCGACGCCACCCCCTGCTGGGACGCCGCACGCCGACACGCCGAGACGTACGGGCTCCGGTACGTGGACTCCCGCCGGATCACTCCCGCCGACATCGAAGCCATCACGAGGCGCGAGGCGGTGGCGGCATGAACACCACTGCACTTCCGGGTCGAACCGACGAGCTACTCGACGCGCAGACCACCGCCATCGCCTTCATCCGCGAGCACGGCCTCTACGCCGACAGCATCGACCTTCGCCTGGGTTCCACCACCGCCCGCCGGTGGAACCGGGAGACGCAGGACTTCGACCGTCCCTGCATGCCAATCAGGGCCACGGTCTGCATGTTCCGCCACCCGGAGGAGTTCCTCCGCTGGGCTGATGCGCTCCCGCCCGCGGACGTCCTCGTCAAGCGCCGCGACGGGGACACCTGCCTGAATCTGTACAGCGACCACGCCAACATCACCTGGGAGATCGCGTCGGGCATCAGCCGCCCTGAGACGGGGCCGCATCTGCCGGGGATCCCTGCGCCGTGGACGCGCAACCGGCGCCGTGCACTCACCGATCACGGCCGGATCTCCGCCGAACAGCTCCGCACCGTCCTGGCGACGCTGGGTGGTGCGTCATGACCACCTATCTGATTGACCAGCGCGTGCAGGTGTTCATGCCCGACGTCCAGCGCCTCGTCCCCGGCCTCGTCCTGTCGGCCACCACCAGCTGTGTGCGGGTCTCGCTCGATGACCGCATGGCTGTGGTGTCGGCGGACCCGGCTGACCACTTCCGCATCCACCCCATCGAGGCGGTGACCCATGCCTGACAACGACCTCGCCCGCGCCGTGGAGTGGGCCGAGCGTGCCGGCCAGCTCCGGTACTTCGTCCAAGAGCTCGTCGCCCTCGCCCGGCTCCACAACGCCCCCACCGGGTTCGTGGCGGAACAGGTCGCGCAACTCGCCGCCCAGGCCGAGCGGACCGAAGGGCTCGGTCTCGACGAGGAGGCGATCGCCCGGTCGGCAGAGACCCGGCAGCTCGCCGCCGACCTACACCGGTCCCGCCGTCCGCGAAAGGGGCGCCGTGATGCCTGAGCGTCCCTGTCTCTGCTCAGGCGGTTTCACGTGCACACAGCACTTCACCGCCCAGGCCCGCCGACTGATGGCCGACAACAAGCTGGACGCGTTGGCGAAGGACTTCGTCGGCATCGATGACGACCAGTGGTGCGTCCTCGTCTACCTCCACGTCCAGGACGACCTGGACCTCCTCCTGTTCGAGGGCGGCGCGTCGTGAAACCGATCCGCCATCCGGTCCAGACCACGTTCGTGGTGGGGCTCGAGCACTGGGTTGTCGTCCAACGCAACACCAAAGGCGGCTGGCGGGTCGTGGAGATCGCCGAACACGCCAGTCACATCGATTCCACCCATGTGTGGCGCCGCGACGCCGAAGTCGTCGCTGCCGCCATCGCGGTCGTCCGCAGTTTCAACACCCTCACCGCCGAGGACCACCGATGACCAACGCCAGCAGCGCTCTGCCGCACATCAACCTCGAGCTCGACGCTTACAAGCACCCCCACTTCGACGAATGGTGCTACGGCGAGGACCGCGGCCCATGGCAGGGCGGCTACCCGGTTGTCGCACAGCCCCGCTTCGAGGACGCCGGCCGGGTGTTCCAGGCGGCCGTCGACATCAAGTACCTCCGTCTTGAGCGCGACCAGCTACCCGAGTTCATCGCCTGGCTGACCGCCGTCTACCACGCCACCAGCGAGGAGACCGGGTCGTGACCAACACCAACAGCGTCAGCTCGGACGACGCGTTCATCGACGGCATCGCCGCCATGCCCGCCTCAGACCAGCGCGGCGCCCTCATCGACGTCGTCCTCGACACCGCCACCTGGCAGATCGCCCAGCCGTCCGATGTGGACGGGAGGGCCCGGTGAACGGCTACCTCGACGAGGACTTGCCCCGCGATCAGCACTCGCTGGCGTGCCCCATCTGGCAGTCGGACGACCCCGCCGACGAATGCGACTGCGGCGCTGGTGACTTCCAGGTCGGCGTGCAGCAGAAGCTCGAGCGGTTCGAGTCGTACGAGGGGGTGCGGTGACGGGCGAACACAGCGGACCTGCCCAACGACTCCGACTGCCTCCAGGCCCATATGTCCGACGCCTCGTGCCACTGCTCGCGCGCCGACTGGCTGGACGAGATGGTGCCCCGAGCGCGGGCCCGTACCGAGCTGCTCACCCACCTTGAGCGGTGGGCACGGGAGCGGGAGATCTTCGAGACCGGCGACCTGGAGCGGGCGTGCCGGGTCAACGTGCCCATGCCGACCGAGCCGCACCAAATCGCCTGGGAGATATCGCCTCATCTGCGGGAATACCTGCGGATGGGCGGGAACATGGCCCAGTCGATCGTGCGCCAGACCTACCAGCAGATGGCGGTACGCGCGATCAACATGCGCAAGGAGTGCGCAGTCCGGCTCGCCGCGCTTGAGGCGGCGAAGCCGAAGGCTGCCCCCGAACCGGAACCCGCACCGCGACCGGCTGGTCTGGCCGAGCAGCTCGCCATGGCCATACCGGCCGGCGGTGTCGTCACCCTTCAGACGGCGGGGGAGCGGCTGTGATGAGTGGGCCTGACCCCGAACACCGGGGGCTGTGATGTCCGACTGCTGCGGTGGGTGCGGTTCGTCGATGGTCCCCCGATCGTCAGGGGAATCCCGCGTCGACACACACGAGGGCCGCGGCCTGTGCCCTCCCTGCTACCGCCAAGCCCACTACACGGGCCGGTTGGACGAGTACCCGCGGCGGAGCTGGTCCCGGGAAGACGTGATGTCCGAGTGGGATCTGCTCCGGTCGGAGGGCTACACGCGTCGCGTCGCCGCTGACCGGTTGGGCATGAGGTGGGAGACGTTCGACCGCGCCTACTGGCGGGCCAGGGCAGCGGGTGATCCGCGGGCGGTGCCGGAGCAGGTGGCCAGCGACGCCGGCATCTGGACCATCCCCCCGACCCTGCGGCCACACGATCACACCATCGGGAGGGTGAAGTGAACTGGCGATCACAGGCGGCGTGTCTCGACGCCGACCCGGAGTTGTTCGCCGAGCAGAACAGCCACTCGACCGCCGACTGGACGCAGCTTCAGCGCACAGCGGATACGTACTGCCGTTTCTGCCCTTCCCTCCTTGAGTGCCGAGCTGAGGGGGACGCGAACCAGGAACGCGGCATCTGGGGCGGCCGATACCGCCGTGAACGGCACGGCAAGGTCAAGATGCGCACCCTCGTGGTCGTCGACACCCGCAAGCCGCGTATGCCGGCGAGGGCAGCGTCATGAACCTCAGCCCCCGCGAATGGGACGTCCTCGTCGGCACAGCAGAGGGACTCACCGACGAAGAGATCGGCGCCCGCCTCTACATCACAGCCGGCACGGTGAAGATGTACGCCCGCCTACTGCGGGCCCGGCTCGGCGCCCGCAACCGCGCCCACGCCGTATCGATCGCCTACCAGCGGGGGCTGCTGGCCACCTCGTTCGAAGAGGTGGCGGCGTGACCTCCTACGCCTCCGGGTCGACGCGCTTCGGGAGCCGAGCTCCGGGCTCGCGCAGCAGCCAAGCGATGACCTCGTTCAGCACCGCCGAGCGGTTCCGCTCGCCGTATGCCGTGCCGAACTTCTCCCACCGCTCCTTGTCGACGCGGAGGGACCGCACCGGGGTGTGGTCGGGGTTCGGGGACGGCACGGCGTCGAGCGTAGGTGCGTGTCCATACGCAGCACAAACGTTGTCGCCCAACCGGGCCTCCTCGCGTCCCTACAAGTGGACCACGGGGCCGCTTTGCGTGTCCATACAAGCCTGCGATATCGTGTCCATACACGAACATCCGTTTACCTGTGGGGAAGCCGCATGACCCAGCCGAACGCGATACCCATCGACGACCTCGCAACCTGGGTCGCCGCCTACCGCGAAGCGTGTCGTAACCGTGATCAATGGGGCGAAGTCGCCGACCGCGCCAAACAGCAGATCACCCAGCAACTCGAGCGCAACGCCGCCGACATCGGCACCGTCGACGGCCGCCCCGCGGTGAAGTGGACGGCCGTCACCACCCTCCGCCTCGACACCAAGGCACTCAAGGAGAAAGACCCCGAGCTCGCCGAGCGGTACACCGTCGAGACCACGAGCCGCCGCTTCACCGTCCTCGACACCGGTGAGCCCGGGGCCGCGTGATGTGCACCTGCCGCGACCCCCTCGACCCGTGCGCACACTGCCAACGGCGGATCGACGACGCCGAGCACGCCCGCGAATACGGGCGTGACGTCTGATGCAGCTGTCCGCGTTCGTGCCCCCGCAGCCCGACGGGCACCCCATCGCCGCCGCGCTTCGTCAAGCTGTTCTCGACCAGTCCAACCTGGCCCCGCGCAGCCTGCAGCGGGCGCTCGGCCCATCCGAGTACGGCGAACCCTGTTCCCGGCGCCTCGCCTACCGGCTCATGGATGAACCGAAGACAAACACGGACTCCGACCCGTGGGCCAGCATCGTCGGCACCGCCACCCACGCCTGGCTTGCTGACGCGCTCCTCGCCGACAACGAGCGTTCCGGAGAACTGCGGTGGCTTGTCGAACGTCGCCTCGAGGTCCGCCCCGGGCTCGAAGGGTCCTGCGACGCCTACGACGTTCGCCGACACGCCGTTGTCGACCACAAGGTCGTCGGCCCCAGCAAGCTACGCGAGTACAAGATCTCCGGCCCATCGGAGCAGTACCGCAAACAGGTCCACATCTACGGGAAGGGCTACCGGCGCCTCGGCCTACCCGTCCGTGAAGTTGCGATCGCGTTCTACCCCCGAGCAGGGCAACTGTCCGGGATGCACGTGTGGTCCGAACCGTTCAACGAGGCCATCGCCGACGAAACCATCGCCCGCGTCGACACCGTGCTGCAGCTCGTCGTCGAGATGGACGTCGAACACCACCCCGAGCACTACAAAGCGATCCCACGCCAGCCCGGCCGGAACTGCCTCTACTGCCCGTGGATGCGCCCGGGCCCCGACACCGGCCGCGCATGCCCCGGTGACACCCAACTCCCCGCGGCCCCTCCGGCCGTGGCCTGAGAAACCCGAAACAGGAGACAGGAACATGGAACTCGGCACCTTCGCGCCCCGCCCCCGTGAAGAGATGGTCGGCGACCAGCTGCAGGCAAAGGAAGCCATCGGCAAGACGCTCGTCGTGTTCGTCCGCGAACACAAGACCGGCATCAAGACCAAGTTCAACCAGGACCCCAAGGAGAAGGGCTACAAGCCCGACGGCGGGGACGGAGTCATCGTCGACGTCGCCGACGTCAACACCAACGAGGTATGGATCGACGTGTTGTGGCTCAACGGGGCTGTGGTGGACAACCTCGCCCCGTACGTCGGGCAGGCCGTCCCCATTGAGCTGGTGTGGACGCCCAGCCAGAAGGGCGGCAACCCGTTCATCGGTGTTGCAGCCCTCGAGGGTCTCCGACTGCAGACGGCGCAGCAGTGGGCCGCAGCGAACCCCACCCGGTTCGACACCGAGCGGGCGCAGCGTAAGGCTACCGTCGACGCACACGTCGCACCTGCGGCCGCCGCGCCAGCCCCGCTGCTGACGGTTCCGGTTGCCCCCGCGGCCGCACCCCCGGCCCCTGCTGCACCGGCTCCGGCTGCGGCGCTCAACCCGAACGACCCAGCAGTCGCGCAGCTCCTCGCACAGCTCCAGGCACAGCAGACGACAGCCGCCTCCTAGAACGACGGGCGGTGAGCCTGCCGCCTCGGCTGCACAAGTCGAGGCGGCGGACTGAACGCCCGTCGCTCCCCAAGCACACACGGGCAGGAACGGAAGAGGTGACCCATGACGCCGAGGAAGTCCGGCATCCCCACTGAGTATTCCGGGACCACGTTCCGGTCCCGTCTCGAGGCCCGGTGGGCCCGATTTTTCGACGGCATCGGCTGGAACTGGGAGTACGAACCGTTCGACGCGGACGGCTACATTCCCGATTTCCTCATCCTCGGCCGCTCCTCTCTCCTCATCGAGATCAAGCCCTACGGCGACCTGAGGATGCTTGTCGAGGAGGCTGATCGGGTCCGGCCCCTCGTTGGGCTCGGCTGGTCCGGGCACTTCGCGGTGTTCGGTGTCAACCCACTCCTCGACCTGAACGGCTCGATGGGGCGTCCTGGACCAGGGGTCTATGTGACCGGCGGATCCGACTGGGGATCACCCGCAAGCGAGTCCGCGCTCGGTTGGACCGACTGTGGCTATGTCACGAACTACGGCAGCCACGGGCAGGAATGCGGTGCCATGTCCGTGTTCCACCAGACGGACAGCTACCAGGCGATCCCATGCGGCCACGCAGATGGGGACCACCACCTCGGCGAACCTCAACTCAGCTACATCAACACCATCTGGACCGCCGGACGCGACGCGACGAAGTGGTCGGCGTGACGAGCGCAGACACCACCTACGACGGGGCCCTCGCCTGGTGGGACGCGGGCTGCAGCGTCGTCCGCGTCGCCCTCGACGGCACCAAGCGCCCCGACGGCGTCTGGAAGCAGTACCAGCGCGAACGCGCCGACCGCGACACCATCCACCGATGGTTCACCGCCGGCCACTCCGGCGTCGGCATCGTCTGCGGCGCCGTGTCCGGCAACCTCGAAATGCTTGAGCTCGAGGGCCGCGCCATCACCGAGGGCGTCCTGCAGCAGATGGTCGCCGCGTGTGACCAGCTCGGCGTCGGCGACCTGTGGCGCACCCTCACCACCACCTGCGCAGAAGCCAGCCCCTCCGGCGGCCTCCACGTCTTCTACCGCGTCCCCGACGGCGTCGCCGGCAACACCAAGCTCGCGCAACGCCTCGCCCACGACGACGAGTACACCGCCGAGGAACACGAACTCGCAGCCAAGGGCAAGACCATCGTCCGCGGCCTCATCGAAACCCGCGGCGAAGGCGGCTTCGTCGTCGTCGCCCCCAGCCACAGCACCGTCCACCCCACCGGCAAGCCCTACACCTTCATCGCCGGCAACCCCGCCACGATCCCCACCATCACCGGGGAACAGCGCGACCTCCTGCACATCGCCGCCCGAACCTGCGACCAGCTCCCGGCACCCGCAGCCATCCCCGAACCCGTCATCCTCGAGCAGCGCCGCACCGACGGAGGCACCAGCCCCGGCGACGACTACAACACCCGCGGCTCCTGGGCCGAACTGCTCACCGAACACGGATGGACCCGAGTGTGGGGCGACCACACCCGCACCTACTGGCGCCGCCCCGGCAAGAACTTCGGCATCTCCGCCGTCACCGGCGGCACCGAAGGTGACTACTTCTACTCCTGGACAACCTCCAGCGTGCTCCCCGCCGAAGAGGCCATGTCGAAGTGGCGGGTGTACGCCGTCCTCGAACACGCAGGCGACTTCCACGCCGCAGCCAAGACACTCAAGAGCCGCGGCTACGGGCAGGCCCCACCGCCGCCCACCCGGCCCGTACTCACCACCGTCCCCATGGGCAGCAGCACCCACACCAACGGCAGCAGCGCCCTCGCCCCGCAGGTTGCAGAACAGGCCTCAAATAATATTCCGGCCGACGCCACCCTCGAACGTTCCGACGACGGCAACGCCCTCGCCCTCGTCGACCAGTACGGCACCCGCATCCGGTACTGCCCCGAACGCGGCCGCTGGCTGCACTGGACCGGGAACCGGTGGGAATGGTGCCCCTCCGGCGGCGGTGTCGTCCGTGAGTACGCCAAGCACATCGCCCGCAGCCTCCCCGACGACGACAACGCGGCGATGAAGCACAAGCAGCGCAGCCTCGGCGCCATAGGCACCACGGCCATGCTCATCCAGGCCGCCACCGACCAACGTGTCGTCGTCGCACTCGACGAGCTCGATGCCCGCCCCTACGAGCTCAACACCCCCGTCGGGATCGTCGACCTTCGCACCGGCGACACCAGCCCTGCCGACCCCACCCACCTGCACACCCGCATCACTAAAGCCGCACCCGACGCGGACGCAGACCCCAGCAGGTGGCTCACCTTCCTCGCAGACACCTTCGAAGGCCACCAAGAGCTGCCCGCCTACATGCAGCGCCTCGTCGGCTACTCCGTCACCGGTGTCGTCCGCGACCACGTGCTGCCGTTCCTGTTCGGCGCCGGCGCCAACGGCAAGGGCGTGTTCCTCGAGACCATGCGTGCCGTCCTCGGCGACTACGCCACGACCGCGCCGTCCGGGTTCCTGATGGCGAAAAACTACGCCGGCCACGAAACCGAGATCGCCCGTCTCGCCGGAGCGCGCATGGTCGTCTGCTCCGAAATCAACGAAGGCGACCGGTTCGACGAAGCCAAGGTCAAGCAGCTCACCGGCGGAGACGCGCTGACCGCACGGTTCATGCGGCAAGACCACTTCACGTTCACCCCGACCCACAAGCTGTGGCTGATGGGCAACCACCAGCCCTCCGTCACCTCCGGCGGCCACTCGTTCTGGCGGCGGCTGCGGATCGTGCCATTCGTCAACACTGTGCCCGAGGAGAAGCGGGTCGACGACCTGCAGGGAATCCTCGCCACCCAGCACGGCGGCGCCATCCTGCACTGGATCGTCACCGGCGCTGCGGCCTACTTCACCGACGGTCTCCAGGAACCCGAGTCGGTGCGCGCCGCAACCGAGGAATACGCCAACGAGCAGGACACGGTGGCTCGGTTCGTCGCGGACCGATGCCACCTCGGGCCCCGCGAACATCTGCGGATGAAGGTCGGGACCTTGCGGGCGGCCTACGAGGCATGGTGCTCCGACGAGGGCGACCCAGCGGTGAAACCACGCACGTTCGGCCTGACCCTGCGCACCCGGTTCGGAGTGGAGGCGACCCGGACGAATCGGGACCGCTTCTACACCGGCATCGCCCTGCTCGCGGAGCGTGACGAAGAGGAGGGTGACCGGCCCGACGATGCGTCACCCGCACCTGAGAGGCGGGACCTGGCGTGGGGCCTCGGGTGACGGATCAGGCGCTTCAATGCGTCACCCCTCGGGGTGACAGAGGTGACGCATCGTTTCAAGATCACGCCGTCGCTTCATGGAGTGATCTACGAATCATCCGTCACCAGCGTCATCGAACAGACTGCCCACAGGCCCGGGTGACGCAAGTGACGCAACTTCTGACTTATCAGAGCCGTAGGAATTTCGGTGACACAGGTGACGCATCGTTTCAAGATCACCCCTCGCGCATGCGCGCAAGGACCCTGATAAGGGAAGTTGCGTCACCTGTGTCACCCCGTCACCGAGACGAGGTGACACACAGTGGTCGCTAACTCGCGACACCTCGTCACCACCACCCCACGACGAACCACCTGCCACCGATGCAAACGCATCGTCCTCGAAGGCACCGAGATGGGCGCCCCCTACTGCGTCGACGCCATCCCCCTCAACCTCCCCGGCGAACTCGATGCGCGCCTCAACGGCCGCAACACCTACCGAATCCTCGCCGGCCGGATCGCCCTCCGCGAACCCGACGACATCGCCGCCGACACCCGCAAAGGACGCCCCCCCGTCTGCGCCACACACAGCTGCGCGCCCATCAACCCGGCGCACATCGACCCCAACCACGTCGCCACCTTCGCCACCTTGATCGCCGAGACACCCAAACAGACACCAGACGAGACAAACGAGCAACACACCATGTTCGTCCTCAGCGGCGAGCTCCGCGGAACACGCCTCATCGCAGTCACCGACACCGACCGCCCACCCTTTTAAGGAGAACCAGATGCCCCGGCTCACGCCACGCCAGCACCGCATCCTCACCTACATCCGAGACCACACCCGCGAAGTCGGCTACCCGCCGACCGTCCGCGAGATCGGCGAGCACACGGGGCTGGCCTCCACCGCCTCCGTGCACCGGCATCTGCTCCGGCTTGAGGAGAAGGGGCTTCTGCGCCGAAGAGCAGCCGGACGTTCCCGTGCCGTCGTCCTCACCAGGCCCACCGCGCCTGAGGCGGCGTGACCGAACCTCAGCCGCTCGGCCGTCTCCTCCCCGGAGTGCTCGCCGACCTTGCCCGACGTCACGGCCACCACCCACCCACCACCCTCACAGACAGGACACCCATGACCGAGAAGATCCGCATCATCCCGGGGTGGACGCTCCAGGCCCGCTACGACGACGAGCGCCTGCTGCATGTCGAGCCGAGCCACAACCACGAGGTCTCCATCAAGATCGGCGATCAGGAGGCTGTGTTCGTTGACGGGCTCGACCTCCTCCGCGTCGTGTCGAAGGTCGTGCTTGAAGGGCTGTATGGGCCGTCGCCGACCGAGACCGATCGGGGTGCCGCGTGAACGCCGCCAACCCCATCGACGTCGACTCGCTACTCGCTTCGCTCGACCCAGCGCTGGCCGATTCGGGGGAGAACCAGTGGGGCAGCGCGAACCTCGAGAGCTGCGGCGAGTGCCCGTCCTGCGCGCCCGACCCGCTCTACGAGGCCGCGAACCTGCTGTTCCGGCACCGTCACAACCTCGCCCCCGACGTGCTTCGCACCCTCGCCAGCGTCTGGCAGTGCGGGTCGGCTTCCCGGTACGGCGAACCCCACGAAGAGTTCTGGGCCGACCAGGACGACTTCTACGCCGGCCACGACGTCGACGAGTGCGAGGCCGAGAACCAGGCAGGTGCCGCGTGATCCGCTGCGCGCGCTGCAAGCGCTTCACGAGCAACAACGTCGCCCTCCGCGGATTCGACGCGATCAAATCCGCCCACGGTGACTGCAAACGCTGCGGGCCCAAAGTCCCCGTCGATTGGGAGCACTGGGAGGACTGGGGTTGGTCCGACGATGAGGAAGAGGCGTTCGCCGACCGGCTCATCGCAGCGATCGAGGCAGGTGCCGCGTGAACGCCCTCGACCGCGCCCAAACCTACGCCGCGATCTTCCTCCAGGCCGGTGACCGCTGGCGCAACTACGTGCCCGTCGACGCAACCGTCACCGGCGACACCGTCCACCTCCAAGGCATCCGCATGGAACGCGGCAACAACGGGTGGCGGCTCGAAACCAACGACGAGGCGTGGATCGTCCGCGCGAAGGAGACGGCAGCGTGACCGCCACAACAGCCACCTACGTTGAGTACGAGCTCCCGGGCGTGTTCGTCGCCGAGCAGGACCGCCGACCCGTCTCCAGCCGGGATCCACGAAAGGCAGCCGAGACTGCGCCGCGACAGGCGTTCGCGTTCACCTTCTACGACGTCGTAGTCGCCACCGCCTACGTCGACGACGAGGAGGTCACCACAACCAGCCGGAGCCGGAGCCGCAGCGGCCGCTATTTCATCGACGGCGAGCAGTTCGACGCCGCTGGAGTCGAGGCGCTCCCGGGGGACCACCACATCTTGCTCGCGAACATGCGCGGCAACGGGTGGGAGCACGTCGTCCGCTGCCGGACCGGAAACTTCCAGCCGATGCAGCCGGGTGACGAGATTGTCTCGACTGGTGGTGCCGCGTGACCGCCCGGATCTGCTGGTGGTGCGGTCAACTCGACGACCTGCGGCCACACCCCCGCACCGGCGCCCCGCAGCGCTGTCCCTGCAACGCGAACACCGTCACCCCGTTCGACGTCGAGGTGCGGCACCGCAAAGCGGTCCGCGCCGCCAGAGCCCGCGACTGGGCCGGTAACGCCGGCGACCGCACACGGCCGCGGGTCATCGGCGCGAACTTCGGCAGGAGGCGAGCCGCATGACCCTCAGCACCTTCAACGCGATCCTCGGCCCGCTCACACTGGTCCTCGCGATCACCTTCACCGTCCAAGCGGTGCGCTGGATCCGCGCCCTCGTCAAGGCTGACACCGAGATCAGCGACGAACTCCGCCTGATCATCGAGGACCTCCGCAGCCGCGACCCGCAACTGGAAGACGTGCTCGAACTGTCGCTGCACAAGCTCGACGACTGGGAGCGGCGCATGCAGCGGCTTCGACACCTCACCCTGCTCACGCTGGTGCGGAGGAAGCCGTGAACGACCCGCTAGAGAGCCGTCTCCGCGAGGTCCTGGTCGCTGCTCAGGCCCGGTTTCGGAAGCAGTGCGGCATGGGTGTCATCGTCACCCCGATCATCCCCAACCCCCTCATCGACCAGGTCGCCCAAGGGTTGGCACCCGTGCTGCGGGACCTGGTCCGGGAAGCCGTGAGGACCGAACTGCAGGGGGAGGGGTTGTGATGGATGTGGGCGATGCGCTGATCGAAGCCGACGACGCGGCGCGATACGGAGACAGCGTTGGTCCGTCGATTGCAGCAACCCTCGCAGCGGAGGTGCGTCGGCTGCAGGCGATGGAGTGTCGGGCTCGAGAGGTGGCCGTGCAGGGCAGCGACGTTGGCGCGTCGGTCGCCCGCTACATCCTCGGGGAGTCGTCGTGACCGACCCGACCGCCGCCCAGCCGTGGACCGTCACCCTCGCCTGGACCCCTGACCAGAACTCCGGGCGCGTCTCCACCCTGGACCGGCGGGTGCCGCTGTTCGCGATCGCCCGAGCCGTGCGCGCGGGGGATGCGCTCGACGAGATCGCCGACGACTACGACCTCACCGTCCAGCAGGTCTGGGTGATTGTGCAGCTGGTCAGCGAGGTGGACCTGACCGACGAGCCTCGCTGCTCCTGCCCACCCATGGACGTCACCCCGCAGGAGATCGAGGCCGCGCGGGGCGGGCTGGGTCTGGTGATGTTCGTCCCCGGCCGCCCGGCCCCACAAGGCTCCAAGCGGCACGTCGGGAACGGGATCCTCCTCGAGTCGTCCAGGGCCGTCGCCCCGTGGCGCACCACAGTGGCCTGGCACGCCGCTGACGCATTCCGCGGCGCACCGCTCGACGGGCCGATCGTGGCCCGGTTCGAGTTCGTTATGCCCCGCCCCACCTCGCTGCCCAAGCGCAAGCCCACACCGCCGCACACGAAACGCCCCGACGTCGACAAGCTCGCCCGCGCCGTTATGGACGCCCTCAGCGGTGTGGTGTGGCGGGACGACTCCCAGGTGACCGACATGCACCCGACGAAGCGGTACGCCGAGCTCGACGAGCAGCCCGGCGTCAACATCCGAGTGAGGACCGCATGACCCAGCCGCACTGGGACTGGCTCCACGGGCCCGCCGACCAACCCGACCCGCGTGTCGGGGAACGGTCGGCGTCCGCCGCCCACCAGGACCGTCCGAGTCAGCCAGGCACGGCGTGGGACTACTGGCTGCACCAACCGGTCCGTGAACTGAGCGAGGAGGCCTCGTGACGAACTTGAACGCGCTCATCGACTCCCTCGGCCCAATCGCCCGCCGCCCAGACGAGGCCCGCCTCGCTGTCCTGCACGTGCTCCGCCGCGTTGATGGGGGGCAGCTCACCGCCAGGCAGGCACGCGAGGCCCTAGAAGCGCTCGGGCTGATCACACCTCAGACAGGAGAAACCACATGAGCCGCCCGCCAGGCAGCGAACAACGCCAACGCACCGCCCTCGTGGGTGTCCGTCTCCTCCCGGAGGAGTACCAGCGCCTCGTAGACCACGCCACCACCCGTGGCATGACCGCGCCGGCGGTCCTCCGGTCCCGCATCGAAGACCTGATCCGCCCTCAGCCCGCGTGGAGCGGTCAGGAGTCGTATCCATCCGCAGACGCCGCGGAAAGCCCGGCAGCGGCGAACTGAGGGGCAGCAAGAGGCATAAACAAGCAACCCAGCCCACCCCAGAAACCCCGAACCTGCCGAACCTGCCTAGGAGCCCACCGTGGACCGTGCCCTCAAAGCCGTCGCACACCCCTACCAACGCCGGAAGCCCACCAACGAGAAACTCCGCGCCCTCGGCTGGACCATCGCCCTCGTTCTCGGAGTCGCCACCGCCTTCGTCGGATCCGTGGCCCTTGTCGTCATTGGTGGCGCACTAGCCGTCAGCGTCGTCGGCGGACCCGCCGGAGTCATCCTCACCCTCGTCACAGCCTGCCTGCTCATCGCCGTCGGAATCTGGCTCGCCAACGACAAGCAGCGGCCATGACCGAACCCGGGTACGAACGCATCGCCGATGCGATCTTCTACGCGTGTGAAGTCGCCGCCCTGGACATCATCGTCACCCGCGACCGGCGCCCGGTCGACTCCCCGGAGCTGGTGCTCGCCCGGGTGCTGGACAAAGCCGGCCTCATCGACTGGGCCGCGTTCGAGGAGAAGCCATGAGCGCCGACCTTCTCCGCCAGGCAGCTGAGCGCATCGAACAACTCGCCGGCGACTGCCCCACCAACACCGCCGACTACCGGCACCTCTGCTCATTCCTCTCTCGAGGCAACGGAGGCGTGATTGGGCAACCAACCCTGCAGTGGTGGAACACCATGGGGCCGGACATCGGGGCCCCGCTCGCCGCCGTCCTCCGTATGTACGCCGATGCCTGCGAACGACACGTCGCAGGCCGCCCAGTCGAAGACCTCATCGGCGACACGCCGGCGTTCGCCCTCGCCCGCGCAATCCTCGGAGAACAACCATGAGCGTCCCTAGCCACGAGAACCCGTCCGGCTACGAAATTCGCGCCGAGCGAGCAGCCGAGCACCAAGCCATGCTTCAGCGCCTCACGAAGCTTCAGCGCCACCTGGACGGCGTCAGTGGCCCAGCCCGCGTCCACGCCGAGATCGCGATCGAAACTCTCCGCGCCCGACTCCTGGGGCTGGTGCGATGACCGACTCCCGCACCGAGGACTGGACCCCTGAAGGTGTCGACCTCCTCCTGAAACTCTGCGACGAACGCGAGAAGCACGTCCGCGACAGCGTCCCCCACCTGGCAGCCGACACAGCCACCCTGTCCGTCCGGCAGATCCGGCAAGTCCTCAGGAGATGGCGCCGATGACGCATGATCACCCAACGAGAGGAACCCTCCACGTGAAGCGACTCATCACCGGCCTGGCGGTTGGGCTGCTGGCCCTCACCGGCTGCAGTTCGGACGCCCAGAAGGTGTCGGAGAACCTGTCCACAGCAGCGGACAACTTCGAAGTCGAGCGGCTGATCGTGGGCATCAACGGCATCACCGACCAGGTCCTGTTCTCCGTTCAGGGCCGGTGCTCCATCACCCGTGACGGCGACCTGGTGGTCATCTGCAAGGAGGGCCCGAACGAGTACAAGAAGCACATGCTCGGCCTGTCCCACAACGTCACGTTCGTGTCCACCCAGCTCGCGCCAGCCGACGCCTCGGTCTACCACACGCGGATCATCCTCAAGCCGACCAACATCGTGCCGGACTTCGACATGTCGGTGGGGAACCAGTGAGACCTGGTCGACCGGAGCTGCTCGACCGGCTCGCCGAACTCGTGAAGGAGCAGCAGTGACCTGGTGGCACTGGTGGCACACCTGGGAGCCCGTCGCCGTGCAACACGGTCGGGACAGACTTTCCCGTACCGAGGTCACCGTTGTGCTCGAACGATGCTGGTGCGGCAAGACACGTACCCGAGGACCGCTTATCGGCCACTGGACAGCCGAAGAGGTGGGCATCGCCGAAGCCCGGAAGTAGATGAGGGCCCTGCCGCGATCAGCAACGCGGCAGGGCCCACCTGCGGCAACGACTGTGACGGGTCGCAAGGGAGCGCGCAGGGCCTCGTCCAAGGCGAGCGGAATCTACGCCACGGAGGTCATCGCTGTGCACGACACGCTCGAACGCCCCACCAACGCCTGCATGTGCTGCCTCCCACCCAGCCCCCAACGCGGATGGCGCATCGCCGACACCGGATACCGCACCTGCGCCTCATGCCTCGACCGCATCCGCGACCTCCTCAAAGACATCGTCCGCCGCTACCTCCTACTCAACCCCCGACCAGGCGCATCCGGCGAACACGGCCGCGGAGCACCCGGATTCGGCTCCCGCAGCCCCGGCAGCGAACACATCATCGCGATGCGGGATCGCCGCTCCAGCCCAGTCGCGCGAACCTGGCTCGGCGGCGACGGCCGACTCCACCAAGAGTCCGAACGCCCCCCGATGTCCGTCCACGGCGTACTCGACACCATCGCCTGGGACATCGCCGAAGCCCGCGAACAAGCCGGCCCCAACGAACGTTCAGACGTCCCCCAACTGGCCCGCTACATCGACGTCAACCTCGACTGGGCCACACGCCAAGCGGGCATCGCGGAAGTCGACAAGCAACTCCGCGCACTCGCCGCCCAACTGAAGCCCGTCACCGGCGACCCTGGCCGCCGGCACATCGGCACCTGCCCAGTCGTCATCGACGAAGGCGAGCACACACGCGAGTGCGGAGCCCGCCTCTACGCCCCACTGAGGGGCGACAGCATCGAATGCGGCTCGTGTGGGGAGGTGTGGCCGCGGGAGAAGTGGCTGCGCCTCGGGGACCTCCTCCAGGACGTCAGCTGAGCGCCGCCGTGGCCGAGAGACGCCGACACCTCATCAACGCCCGCGACGCAGTAACCCACCTGCGCCGCGCCTACGGCCTACGCCTCTCACCCGCCACGATCCGACAGTGGGCCGCCCGAGACCACATCGGCTCCCACAGCTTCCGGCGAGAACGCTACGACCTCCGCGAGATCGTCGAACACGCCCGCGAACGTGGCCTGATTGCCGACCCGTGATCAGGTGTGTCACACTTTGTGCAGACGGCAGAGGTGTCTCTGTAACGCCTCAACCACGTTGAGCGAACTGAACGTAGACCCCAGCCCAGGATCCCCTCCCGCGGCTGGGGTCTGCTCGTTACTCCGCCCGGGCGAGCATCTTGTACACGGCGTCTCGGGTGATCCCGGCGGCTTCCGCAATCTGCTCGACAGTGAACTGGCCGGAGTCTTTGGCCGCCCTGACGGCGGCGACCCGGTTCCGCTCGGCTGCCTTTACCGTTGCGGTCGCCCGCGTGACGTTCCCGAGTAGTTTTGCCCGCAACCTTGTGACGCTGGTCATCGCCCCTCCCAGGTAGACGTAGAGGCGAGTCTACGCATGTGGTAGAGCGGCGTCTACAGCTTCCGGAGGTGCGGATGGGGAAGCTCGAGAAAGTCCCCGGCGTCCAGAACTGGATCGACCGCCTCCCCGCCAGCATGAAGGCAGCCTGGCACCGCTCGATCATCTACCGCGCCGCCGTACACCTCCACTTCGAACGCGGCATGCCCGTCGGCAAGGCCATCGCCTCCGCGATCAACTGGTGTAAGCACATCGCCGCCACCGGCGACGTCAAACAATGGCCCGGACCCCAGCAGGTCAACCCCAAGAGCGTCAGCGAGTGCGTCGCAGCACTGGCCCTATGGGAGTCCATGAAGGCCCACGCCAGGGCATCCCGGAAGGGCTGACATGGCCTGGCAGGGCAGCACCCGCCGCGTCCGGCTACCGAAGGAGTGGCACGCCGCCCGAGCTAGGGTGCTGCGCGACCACGGCCGCATCTGCCACCTCTGCGGCGGCCCAGGTGCCACCGAGGTCGACCACGTCGTCCCAGGTGACGACCACAGCCCAGCGAACCTGCGCCCCGCGCACAAGAGCTGTCACGCCCGGAAGTCATCCACGGAGGGCGGCACGGTCGCCGGCACCAACCGCCGAGCCCGAGCAGCGGGTCGCAAACGCCCCCCCGAACCTCACCCCGGCGTCGTTTCTGCCCGCTAACCCACGAAATGGAACGAGCCCCAACCCTTGGGTGGGTTGGGGCTCGCGGTTGACAGTCAGACCCTCAGTGCTTGCGCTCGGCCCTTCGAGCGGCCAGACGAGCACGCGCCCGCTCGGTGATGGCGGCAACGGCCTCCGGGGTAAGCAGCTCGGCAGGGATGACATCCGCACCGTTGGTCCGCTGCACGCTGGCCTGGCGCTCGTTCCGAGCCCGCTCGATCCAGAAGTCAATCATCGCTGGTGCCTCTCGTGGAGTTGCGCCCTTTGTTGTAGATCTGAGTCTACACAACATGTAGAGCATTGTCTACACCTCCCCGGGAGGAACCCACCATGATGTCCGTGAAGCTCGTCCGCCGCTGGGGCCCGCACTCCGCCGGACGCACCGTCCAGGTCGACGACGAACAGGGCGTGTGGCTCATCCGCCACAACTACGCCCAGACCGCCGGTGAAGTCCTCGCCCCCGACCAGGTCGCAGCGGCTGAGGGCGGTCATGGTGCCGACCCGCTCGCCGGCGGCGACGCAACCCGACGCCGACCCCAGGTGACCCAGGGCTCCCGCAACAACTCCTCCAACGTCGCTCAGGCCGGCCCCGGTGTCCCGCCTGTGTTCCGGGCCGGGTTCACCGCCGACCACCGCGGGCTCGAGGGTGAGGCTGGACGCCACCACGAGGCGCCCGCACAGGCCGCTGAGGGCAGCAAGAAGCCCGTCAGGCGCCGGAGCAAGTCCGACAGCTGACGGGCTGTCTGGCGGTGGGTCAGCGGGCGAGGTGAACCCTCGCGTCGACGGCCCGCTCGACGTCGCCGAGCAGCTGCTGCAGGTGCCGACCGGTGCCCTTCCCGAGCAGATGCCGGGCGAGGTCTTCAACACCGGCGGCGTAGGCGCGCTCGGCCGGGCTATCGGAGCTCAAATGCCGCCCCGTACGCCTCGTCGGCCAGGGTTGCGAGCTGCGCTTCGGTCATCTTCATCGTGGTGTCCTTCCACATCACGTCTTCCCGGGACCAGCTCCGCCGCGGGTACTCGTCCGAGGAGGTCCCCGGCCCCGGTTCCGGGACCGCTCGGTGGTGGTGCTGGTGAAGTGCCCTGCCGAGGTAGCGACCCTCGGTACGCCAGCCAGGGCGTCCGTACGGGTGGTCAGGCCTCGTAGCAGTCGGAGTCGGTGGCGCAGGTGGCCTGAGCGATCGCGGCCGGCACGTATAGCGCTTCCAGCTGGTCGCTCGCAATGCCGGTGTAGCCCATTGCCAGCAGGTCCCCCCACATCGCATCCGAGACGGTGCCGTACTCCACCATCACGATGTCGCTGGGCAGGTACAGGGCCTCGCGCCCATCGGTCGGGTCGCCGGCGAAGCCCATCGCGATCAGCCGGTCCCACGTCACGTCCGGCACCTCGCCGTACTCGATGACGATCGAACCGGGCTGGGTTGAGCCGGTCCACTCGGCGGGAGTTTCGGCCATCGCCGGCGAACCGGTCCCGACCAGGGTGGCGAGGACCGCAACCACCAGGGCTGCAATGAGGGGGAAGCGCCTGCGGCGGGAGGTGGCTGGTGCCGCGTCCAGGGCCCGGAGGGAGCGCTCAGCTTCCCGCTCGGCGTTGCGGAAGTGGGCGATGGCGATCGCGAGCTGCTGGGCTGCGGCCTGGGTGCTGGTCATTGGGTGCTCCTCGGTGGGGGCTGCTGGTGTAGACCGAACTCTACGCACAACGTAGAGCTGTGTCTACACCTGGGCGCAAAGAGGCGCCTGACCAGGGCACGCCAGGGCAAGAGAAGGCCAGCTCGCCATGCACAGGCTGTCCGCGCCAGCCCTCTTACCCACAGCCAGCCACCTGGACCACACCACACACACCAGGCCGCGCCACCACGTGCAACCACACAGCCACACACCACGCACACACCAGACGCACGTACACGCAGACCAACGAGCAGCACGAGCAGCACAGCACTACACACACCACAACGCAGCTGCACCAGCTCAAGCACACGCACACACCAGCACAGCTGAAGCACCACGCACTAAGCACACATGTGCACCACCACCACGAAGCACACGACGAGTTCGAGCACGAGCACGTGCACCAGTGACAACGACGAGCAGCACAAGTCAGCTCACGTTGACGCGCATCGCCGGCCCTTTCGCTCGAGCCCTTGGACCACCGACAACCGTGGGTCACGGAACGTGACGAAGGGGTGGGGGGTGACCCCCTCGCCTCGCGACCTGGAC